GTGAATACTCTGATTTAGGAGTTTCATTAATATACTTACATTTTGCATGCCATACTCCTTTTTCTACTATTTCATATATAGTATTTCTATATTGAAATATATCTCCAATGTTTAAATTTGATAGTTTTTTGTACATATTTTTGATAGTTGTTAAAGTTAATAAAAAGGTAGCTGTTAGTTTTCGTAGGTAAAACTGGAAGATTTTTTAGACCTACTACTTAACACACTCGCCACGTGAAGGCCAGCTTTTGAGTGCAATCAGTATATCTATATTCACATATAAATATACTGACAACAGTACGCTTACTGTTATGCTTAATTAATCAATCTGTATAATTAAGAACGAACAATGATTAAATAAACAAATGGCTGATACTGTAAATCTAAGGACGGGTATGGGTAGCGTGCCTCCATACCTAGTTTAGTCACTTCATTTCACTACGTTGGTACCGATATATCGTAGCTGTTCCTGATTTTAACGTCTGCACTAATACTTTATTCTCTTACACATCCAAGCATTCAGTAGACCATCCACCGTAGATAGTTCTTCTCTACTACCATGGCGATAAAGAACTCCTCAGAGATAAAGATATAAGCCCCACAGGATTGTTAAGGATTCTCACCTTAAAGATACCTAACTACAGGTCAGTTAGGATTTTTTGTATTACGCTACCCAGTCTTATAATGACTTGACTTATTCGTATCCCGCAATACTGCAAATACGAACTATCTTTGATTTCATCTGCACTAATATTAGATTATATAATAACATTTGCAACTATTATCATACATTGTCTAAATATAAGCCCCACAAAGTTGACACTGATTCTCACAGTATAGATGCAGTAATATTTACTGCATTAACTTATTAATAAAACCCTGCTGTAGATATAATTACATTGTAAGGTTCTAATTTTTTAGTAACTTCATCTACTTCCGTTTCTTACTAAGTTTGTTTTATTTCCTGAGTCTTCCTTATGCTCTAATTTAGGTACGTCTGTACAAGGAATAGGTGTTTCGATAAGAATAGCTAGTATGTTATTAAACTGTTCCTCTGAACATACTTTAGAAACTGCACTTAATAGACTGTTTGTAGATAATATCTCATCTTCAATAAGATTATCTATTACATACTGCTGAACACAAGTTATTTTCTTCATAATTTGATATTATTTATTTGTTAGTTAATGCAATAAAAATAATAGAGTAAGCGCATTATCCTATCTATATGCTAATTTTTTTCTCTTACTCTATTAAAAAATACTTTAGTTCTAACGCCTCTGCGCCTTCATACTACGTTTCTGGAACGTCGTAACGCCCTAATTAAGGAGATATACATCATACACGAGTTTTCATATATCATTGTGTTGATATAATAGTTAGATACTAAAGTATCAACACTTATTGTTCAGTTAGTGTCAGACTGTTAAGCACCTCATTAAGCCTATCGAGGTATAGCTCCTGTATTCGCTCTGCTTACTTCGAGCTTGGTTACTGTCTCTAAAAGATGTGCACCAGTTGGAACCTACAACTGCATCTACCACGTGGATTCATAATCGGTCTTTACTTGTGCATAGTAAATAGGATTATGTTTTTCTTGACTCTGCATTCTGTCGGGCTTGTCACCGGCACTCGGCTGCATTAAGAAGAGAAGTATAATAACATAGTCCTTAGCGCTACCTAAGTCTTTATAAGGGCATACCTAACTTATATTATTATACTTTAACGTGGTTAAATTATGTTTCACAACATATGAGGATAATTTGCATTTCATAGAATAATTACTTTGCGAAATAAATCTGTATATCTTAGTTAAATAACCATATAGATAGATATAATACTATCATTGTGATTATTACTGATAACATACCTAATTCTGTGTCTCTATCCATATGATTGTTTATTTTAGTTAATGATTGCTGTTTCGTCTTAATTTTCAAAGACTCATCGGGTATCTACAGATACGACAGCCCTCATTTTACATATCTAGAATAAGATGAGGAGTTATTTAGTAATACACTATAATCCTTCCAAAGACTATATTATATTACAACGTTACTAACGCTCACTAAATCGTAGGTAGCTAATTCTACAATTTGCGACTGAATTCGTAATGGAAATGTTCTCTTATGAAGAACTTACTTATCAGCTAGACTTTTGCGCTTTATACCATCATATACAATGATAGTATTTTTCACAATCGAGGGTCTTATTTCTCGGCAACTCCAATTTAATTTTAATACACGTCATATATCACTATAAAAATCCTACTAGTGTAGGATTTGGTGCCATCCCAAGTATTCAACAGATGGCTCGGAGCTTTCTACACCTTATAGGTTGCTCGTTTTTTAGTCTTATTCATACATGTACTCGACTAACTGTACTGTATGCCACTTTTTACTTTCTGAGTGAGTTTGCGATTCTCAGATTTCATATTTTCTATTACCACGTGGTTGGCTAATTAGAAGAGCCTGTATGCATCAAAGTGTTAACGTTGCACTACGTTCTATCTATTCTCTTCTTCTGATGCTGTTGAAAGAGATAGAATACATTTTACACCTAAAACTTAGAATCTTGCATGCAACTGCAATCTATTACATTTGTCTGACAAGGACAAACAACTAAGAAACTGGTGCTCTCAATGTCTTGGGAAGTTATTGAGTTTTTTAGGAGGCCGTCCACTCCTGAATTCTAGTCAGGTAGGTGTGATAAAATACTTACTTTTGTTCTCTTACTCATCATCTAATCTTAAAGTAAGATATAGAATGTGAAACACATTAAAGATGAGATAAAAGATTAAACCATTAATCCCTCCTATAATGTAATAACAAAATAGGATAGATAGAATGTTCAATAGTCCGTGTATTAATGAATACATAGGCAAAGTTGTTATGTTAATAATAAATGTTGATTTGCAAAGCAAGCAAAGTCTACATAATCTGTAGACCGTGCTTGTTGGATAGAATCGCCATATATTAAGCGATTACCTCAGTAATGTCGGTTGCGGTTTCGCATGGAATATAAGCACCTGATTCAAGTCCCCTTTCAAAAGTCCTTTTGCATAAGGCATCGGCATTTCCACCGTTTTCAGCGCATGTACCGTCAGCATTTTCAAAGAGTGTTAAATTAACACTTTTAAACACTTTCGGTATGTACTTTGTTTTAGTCACTTCGATGGTTTTGCCATTACGAACAACCTTCTCCGTTACTTCCTCCTCCGTTTCATAGACACCAGTAATAGAGCCTTCTTTGCGAATGTAAAACTCCGTACCCGTTGCCCAAGATACCGACATTAACCGTATTGGCGCACCCTTAACCACTTTCCCCTCTTCGTCCACCTCATAGAGTTTTTCTAATTGTTCTACTTGTTTGTCCGTTGACGGAAAAAGTGTTTTTGTAAAGTTAAAACGCCTTGACATCATAGCGAACGGATTAATACAGCCATCCTCATCTACTACGTTTGCGCTCTCATCACCTTCGACACCCGTTGCTTTAATAATAAAGTACGGCATTTCGTTTTCTCTCTCAACTTTAACAAAGCTTGTTACATTACATTTCATAACTACACAATTTTAAGAATTACACAATACACGATAAAAGGGAACGCCAATACCAAATTAGTACGGGGTGTTCCCTGCCGATACTTAATAGAGGGGAGTGAATCTTTGCTGTTTCACACACGCGGGGGTATTTTATATTTTTTTAATTCTACACACGCACCACCTCTCTCAAAAAATTTTTATAAAATTTTTTATATTTTATTTTTAAAATATGTTTAATTTATGTTAAATATCTGTAATTATTCTTAATATTTGCGTTATAGATAATATGAAACATAGCATAGATTATTATATAGAACATATTGAGCCTATGATAGATAATCTAAATAGGCAACAAGAAATACAGATTAATAATACTAAATTTTTAGTATTAAAAGTGCGTACTAAAGGTGTTATGTATATATTAATAGCTAGTCAATATAACTGGAATGGAGTTCACTACTGGGTATATAATACTAACACAAAACAAGTAGAAAATATAATTCATAGTACTTACCACTTCATGTTTAGATTTAAACAGCGTCACTTATCTATTACTAGACTATCAGAAAATAAACAAATAATAGTATGCATGGTTAATATGTTTAAATATTCATATAACCTGTTAAACTACACATCCTCAGTTTATGTTACATATAAAAAACCGTCTAAACTAGGAGTACCACATATAAGATTTATTACATACATAAGAAAGACTACTAAAAAGAAATAATATGAAATTAATAGAATCCAGTGTACAGATTATTGAGGAGAAAGATCCTTATAAGATGATAGAATTAGCAGGTAGAACTTGTTATAAGTCTGAAGATAAGATAACAGAGAACAGTGCTAAAGAGTTTGTAGATCGTATGATTAAGCTTGGTCATGGAGCTATGTTAGAGCATGGTACTATTTATCTTACTATAGATGGAGAAGACCCGAATCTCAGTAAGATACAAAGTAACCCACACACTAAGGTAAACCTAGTACCTTATGAAGTATTAACAGAGAGTAATTATACAATTAGTTACAAAGCGTATATTACTACTAATCTTAGAGTACTAGTAGAAAATAACTTAAAAGAATTATTATGCTATCAAGTAGAACCTACAGAGTATCACGAAAAGCGCATTACAGCCAAATTTATATGTGATAGAGGAGTAAGTCATGAATTTGTTAGACATAGAGTATTCAGCTTTGCACAAGAATCTCAGAGATATTGTAACTACAATAAGGATAAATTCAATAATGAACTTACTTTTATTAAACCTACTTGGTTAGATATACCTACTGGTGATTACACGTATTGGGATGGAGATTGGTGTGATATTGATAATATGAAGATTCAATTGCCTTCAGATAATGGCATAGCAGATAACTTTTTATGGTGTTTGAACAATGCAGGAATGCAATATAGATTACTAATAAATAAAGGTTTAAAGCCTCAAGAAGCTCGTGGAGTACTACCTAATGCAACTAAGACAGAATTAGTAATGACAGGCTTTGAGAGCGATTGGGAACATTTCTTTGAATTACGTTGTAGTGGTGCAGCTCATCCAGATGCCAAGAAGTTAGCTGATGAATTATATAAATTAATTCATAAATAATGTTAAAAATTAGCTATTAAATAGCTATAATTGTTCTTAACAAATGTTAAAAAGTTTATCATAAAAGAAACTTTTATAAGAGTTTATACGTTACTGTCTATAGCAGTTAAAGACAGTCTAAGACAGTATAGACTGATTATAGTCTCCTACTTTAGATATTTATATTATGAATAAACAACAACAACAAGTTAAAGAAGTAGCTTACTTAGGTAAGAAAGTATATTTTGGTAATAAGCCTTATACTTTAGTAGAGAATGAAGTAAAGGGTATGTGTCAAGGTTGTGATCTATACAATTGCTATTGTCCTTCTAGAATTACCGCCTTATGTACTCAAGGATTTATACTTAAAAAATGTAAAAAAGAATAAGGCAATGACTTTGAACGACTAGGAATTAGCAAAGATAGTAAAGAATAGAACACCAGTAATAATAGATAACAAATAGTTTATAGTAGAGTCTAATCCTATAGGTAGTTGTGACGGATGCTATTACTTAGATAAAAATTGTCCTACTTTAGCTAGGAGATACTGCTGTTCTAATGGCGGAAATATATTAAGATTAAAGAAACAAAACAACAAATAATACGTTATAGAATATAAATAAGAATATTATGGAAGATAAAGTACTAGAAACAGTAATTAATGGAATTGGTTATACTCCTCTGAAAGATGTGTTAGTTAAACCTCTTGAACCTATTAAGCTAAAGAAAGAAATAACTGAAGCAGTTGGTACAGGTGAAAAAGATGTTGATGGTTATGAGAAGTTTGAGACTAAGACTGAAGTAAAAGAAGTAGAGTCAGAGTGGAGATTAGGAATTGTACTTGCTATTCCAGAAAGTCTAAATATAACAGACTTTAAAGTAGGAGATACAATAGTATTTAACAAGAAGTTTGCTAAAGACTTTGACTTATTTAAGGATAGTCAGTTAGTTAAACCTTATGATATTATAGCAAGAAAAGACTAAATATTAATGCGTATTAATAGTTGTTGTGGGGCTAGATCTGCGGATCTAGCCTTTTTTCATGTTGTTACTTAAATATAAGTTAACAAATGTTAAAGAATAGATACTATTTTAACATTTACCGTTTAGATATATGTAACAACTATTAAACAACTAAATAATAATTATTATGAAGAACTATAAAGTAATTAAAGAATTTGCATCTGCACAAAAAGGTGATATGCTTACTTATAATGAAGACACTAATTTGTATGAATTCAGTATGACAACTGAAAATGATAATGAGAAGTGTTCACGTTATATTTGTATGGATGAGGAAACGGCAGAAGAGTTTGTAGAATCAGGTAATCTGTTAGTCATCGAAGATGAAAATGAAGAGCTTTCTGCAATTGATAAATTGTGTGCATTATCTGATTTAGTAGATACACTAGAAGCTCAATATAAGAAAGACCATGATGCTTTAGTAGAAGCCTATAATAATCAAGAGATTCCTACTTGTGTTAAGGTTGAAGCAGACACGGTATATTTCAATATGAATCAAATTCTTAAAAAGGTAAAGGAAATTATCAATGAATAAATTAGTGAAGGCTGTGAAAAAAACAGATCTTTACAGAGAATTCCTCAAATCACTTGATGGTGTACTTTAGCTGACCACTAGGGAGCAAGACTTGATGGTTTTATTAATTGACATAGATATTAATACTCCTAAGCTCCCTGGGTACAGCAAGAATGTGATAAGTACCGAAAACAGACGTTATCTAAAAGCTGCAACAGGCATTACTAGTGATAACTTAAGTAGATACATAGGAAAATTAAGAGATAAAGGTCTGATAATAAAAGGTAAAGCTGATGATGAATGGATGGTTAATCCTGCATTAATACCTGAAATAATAGGAGATAGAGTTCAGCTAACTATCGTACTTAGATTGGAGAAAGAATAATATGAATATACAATATGTAACACTTAAACCAGGTTGTGTCTTATTATGTAAAAAGTATAATTGGTTTAAGAGATTTTGGGCTAAGCTAAGCAAGAAAGTATTACCTTATAATCATTTTGTTATCTTTAAAGATTCGTGTGATTTAGTAAATATGTTTAGTAAAAATACAGACGTTATTATTGCTGAACCTAAAAAGAACTATAGTAAGAAAGAAATTAATATATTAGATAAGATTCTAGAATTTAATGGTGATATTGCTACAAGTTCAGAAGAAGGTATAAAAATTGAAGATCTATTTGCAGCAATTAATATTATTAGAACTAACACATTCTCAGATAATACTAATGATTTACAAGCTTTCTTAAATAACAAATATTATAATATTAGAGAGTTGTCAAATGAAAAAAACTGGAATGAGTATATATTCTGAACTAAGTAATAAATATCAACTTCCTAGTTAGGTAATAAAGGTTATATGTAATCATCCTTTCATGTTCGCTAATAGAAGAATAACAGAAGGTGATGAAAGACCTATGCTATTCACTTACTTAGGTAAAATCAAGATTAAGAAGGTATATGAGCGAAAGAAAGAAGATACGGATAACAAAGATACCACAAAATGACATTCTAACAGAATTAGTAGAGCTCATGATATATTACAAAATGTCTTATCCAACAGGTCAGAAAGATGAATGCACAATACAAATTAAAGAAGGTAGCAATGAAATCATTACCCCTGATTCAACTTATAGATTGTCAGATGAAGTATTTTTGTATGTGTACTTACTTAGTAATAGAGCAGTTGCTAATATATATAAAGTAATAAAAGATGATTAGAAAATACTGCCTTGATATATATCCTGTAGATATATATATTTCTACCATAGATTGTTTTGAAGAAATGAAGAGAAAGTTCTTGTTCTATCCTACTATTAAAGATTTACTGAATAAAGAGAATAATGGCTCTCCTATTAGTCCAGCAAGTGCAGATGGGGTCACCTTTATAGTAAGAGATAAAAGAACGGGAGATAAAGGAGTACTCATACTTATAGAAACTCCAGATAAATTAGATGGTACAGCTATAGAAGTAGCTGCTCATGAATCTACTCATGCCGCCGATGTAATATGGGATATAATAGGAGGAGTAGGACAAGGATATGATCAAGGTAACGAACCTTACGCTTATTTACTAGGTTGGATAGCAGGTAAAGTAGGTCAATTTATGATAGATTATTTAAGAAATAAAGAAGATGGAAGGAAAGAAGAATGATTTCTTAGACAAGAAATTAAGATGGGATTTGTTGCCCCTAGAAGAAATTGAAGACATCGTAAAAGTATACACAGCTGGTTCTATTAAGTACGGTGATAATAATTGGCAGAACTTAGAGAATGGTTACCAACGTTATAAAGCCGCTATGTTAAGACACTTACTTGAGTATGAGAAAGGTAATACTATTGATAAAGATACTGATTGTCATCACTTAGCTCAAGTTGCTTGGAATGCAATAGCAATGCTGTGGATAAGTAAACACACTTTTAGAAAAGCAACTGTTGAAGATTTATCTAAAGCTCTAGATGAGCGTATTGAAGAAAAAATAAATAATTGTAACGATATACTTGACAAGATACAACTTTCTTCCAAAGCAGAGTTAGATAGAAGAGCTGAACTCGATGTTATTAGTGATCTGAAGAAAGAAATATCTCTTTTGATTAGAGAACTATCTAGAGAGCTGGCTAAAAGAACAAACTTTAATTATTGGTTATGCGAAGGTGAAACTGGAGCCATTATAGAAGATAATAACAAAAATATAGTTAAAGGAATAATTACAGATTATGATTTATATAGTTCTAATGAAGAAGCTATAGAAAAACTGTGTTCCTATAAAGATAGAATAAAAGATTTAGTAGAAAAAACTATTTATGAATATAACAAAGGAAAGTCTAGAACAGGAGATAGCGTATTATCAGACAGTGATAAACAAGTATCAGAATAATCCTGAATATACAAACCCTAATTGTTCAGAGAAACAAGCTAGAGTAATATTAGCAAGATTACAAAAAGAATATTATACTGATTATAGAATAGATTAATTATGAATAAATACGTAAATAACAATAATAGTAGTTGCATGGTAGGTTATAATCCGGATACAAATGAGGTAACTGTTTTAGATAGTTTCTATTTCGATTATATATGGATTGTTCCTGAAGATGGAGAATACAGTATCACAAAAAAAGATGGAACTACTGAAAATGTAAAAGTATCTAAGGGTGATTTAATAGCAAAAACATATAAACTTGATGATAAAACTTTTGTTTATGCTGTAATTAGTGATAAAGCTATTAAAGATCATATTGCAAAGATGCAAGATGAAAAACAGAAAATACGTAGTACTTTCTCTGGATGTGAATGTGCCTCATGCGTATCAAGTAACTAATACATAATAATTATGAAACTATTTGATATAATAGGAGGAAAAGTAGTAATACATGAAAACGCTTTAGCTATACCTGCTTTTAAGAAAATATGGGAATCAGATAAAGCTGATAAACAACACGCTACTGCAATACTTAGTTATATAGTATTTAAGAATAAATGGGATAGTCCTTATGTACTGAGTATTCCATATGATCAAATAGAGAGTAAGCTAAAAGAAGAATTCTTAGGAAATACAGATTATGAGCTTACTGAAGATGAACATAAAGCTGAAGATAGCTTTATTAGATTACAACATACTCGTACTTTAGATATGCTAGATAGTATTAGATTAAAGCTAGATACTTTCAATAAATACTATAAAGATTCTCTATTAGAAGAACTTGATGAAAAGAAAATAGAGAAGTATTATGCAGGATTCGCCAAAGTAAAAGACACATTTGTTACTCTAGATTACTTAGAGAAAGCTGTTAAGTCTGGTGAGCTTGAAACTAGTAAAGTAAAAGGTGACGCTAAGATTAATCTATTTGAACTTCCTAATCAAAATGTTAGAGTATAACATTTGATAAACACTAAAAAATAACAACAACGTTTAATAATACAAAATTGAGATTATGGATAAAAATACAAAAATGCCTACAATTATCGTAGATTTAACTGATGATACCAAGACTGTTGAAGAAGCAATTGCTGAATGTGAAGCAGCTAGATTGCAAGTAAAACCCTGGTATAAAAGAATAGCTAAGCGTATCAAGAGCTGGTTTTAAATTTATAAATATCATTAATTTAACCCCGAAGGGGCCCTTACGTGGAGGGTAAGAATATCCACGTGATACTCTCCTGTGATGTATGAAGGCTTATAGCATAGAAATCTCTAAAATTTCAAGACCCGTGGCCGATGCGGGCGGGAGGACCAATTAAAATACATAGAATATGATTAAACCAGAGGAATTAGCCCTTATTAAGGGTTACACTGTTACCAAAGAAGGAATTCTTTTAAACAGAAATGGAATACAAGTAAAAGGTAGAATAAAAGACCGCAAAAGAGATTACTACAATTTTGACATCAGAATTGGACCTAGAAAAGAAAACAAAAAAGTTCATTGTATGATACATAGATTACAAGCATATCAAAAGTTCGGTGATAAAATCTATGAAAAAGGACTTGTGGTAAGACATTTAAATGGAGATAGATATGATAATTCATACGATAATATAGATATTGGAACTAATAAAGATAATAAAAACGATATCCCAAAAGAATTAGTATCTATTAATTGTGGTCAAATAAGTAGAAAGTATTCTAAAGAGACTATAGAAAGTATTAGAAAAGATTATGAAAATGGAATGAGTTATTCTAATATAATGATAAAATATAATATATCTAGTAAAGGTACAGTACATTATATAATACACAAAGAATACACCTTATATAAGACATACCCTAAGAGATATAGAGTACTATAAAAAATACTAGTCCTTTGAAACTATAATAGCAGAAGGAAACTTGTTGGATAGGTAGTTATCGTGAACAGGTAGTCTGGGGTAATGTTAGCCCAGGTGGGGAGTACTAAACATACGGCGTATAAAACCATAGCTCAAGAAACTAGGTTACAGCTACAGAAATTTCCCCAATAAATGTTTCATAATTAAAAGAATTTAAGTTATAAATTATTCTCTGAATAGAAGGGGTTCGTTGTGAAACGCGCCCCTTTTTTAAATATACAATATGGTAGACTTCAATAAGAAGATAGTAAATAGTAATAAGTTCAGATAGCCTGCTCTTACATATATTAGAACAGGTCAATACTGCCCACACCCTAAAGGTACGGCAGAATACATGCGTTTCTGGACGGAGGAAAAGGAACGTTGTATTAATGGTTATACAGCGAATGATGGAGATTTCATTAGTGGGTATAACTATTTTTATTTAAATTATTGCCCTATTAATCGTACTGTAAATAGTATAGTAAATGGAGAAGTAGTATCAGAATAGTTGGTTACATTTCCTGATTTCTGGGACTATGATTATTACTATTTTAATGCCGTAAATGAAGCCCATAAACAAGGCAAACATTTATGTGTACTTAAGTCTAGACGTAAAGGTTACTCCTATAAAGGAGCAGCTATGTTATGTCGTAATTACTATCTTATACCTAACTCTAAATCATATGTATATGCTTCAAATAAGCAATATTTAACAGATGATGGTATCCTTACTAAAGCTTGGGACTACTTAGACTTTATAGATGAACATACTGCATGGGGTAAGAAAAGAGCTGTAAATACTCAGTTACGTAAACGTGCTGCAGTAAGTATGAAGGATGAATACGGTAATCAAATAGAAGTAGGTTATAAATCTGAAATTATTGGGGTTACTTTGAAAGACAATCCTGATGTAGTACGTGGTAAGAAAGCTAACCTTATTCTATTTGAAGAAGCTGGTTCATTTAAAGAATTAGGTGCAGCATGGCAAATTGCTAGACCCTCTGTAGAGAATGACGGTAGAGCATTTGCTACTATGATAGCATTTGGTACTGGTGGGGATGAAGATTCTAACTTCTTTACTCTTAAAGACATGTTTTATAAGCCTAAAGGTTATAACTGTTTAGAGCTTGATAACATATGGGATGAGAATGTAGGAGATACTAAATGTGGTTTCTTCATACCTCAGTATACAAACATGGACATACGAGATGAATAGGGGAATCGTATGTATATGGATAATGATGGTAATACTATAAGACATAAAGCTTTAGAATATGTATTACAACAGCGTAAAGACGTAATAGAGAATGCTACTAGTTCTGTAGCAGTAGACCGTTATGTGGCAGAACGTTGTATTACTCCAGCTGAAGCATGCCTAGAATTTAATGGTAATATATTCCCTAAGAAAGAGCTACAAGAACAACTAGCTAAAATACGTACAAATAAGAAATTATCAAATCACAAATAGATAGGTGATTTAGTATGGGAATCAGATGGTAGTCTTAAATGGGTAATAAAAAAACAAGGTGATATTACTCATTATCCTCTATCCAAAGAGGATGATCCTACTGGTTCTATAGTTATATGGGAACATCCTGTAAAGGATGCTCCTATTGGTTTATATATACTTGGGGTAGACCCTTATGATCATGATCAATCTGGTACTAATTCATTAGGTTCTACTTTTGTATATAAGAGATTTTAGAATTTTGAAAACTACTATGATATAATAGTAGCTGAGTATACAGGAAGGCCTGCTACAGCAGAGGAATATTATGAAAATTTACGTAAACTCGCAGTTTATTACAATGGCAGAATTATGTATGAAAATGAGCGTAAAGGTTTGTTTCCATACTTTACTGCTAAGCATTGTGACTATCTTTTGGCTGATTAGCCAGACATTATATCTGATATCATCAGCAATTCTAAAGTGCAACGAAAGAAAGGTTGCCACATGAATAAACAAATTAAACAATGGGGTGAAGGACTCATCAAAGATTGGTTAAATGATGAGAAATCTCCAGGGCATAAAAACCTACACGATATATTATCAGAACCGCTATTAGAAGAGCTTATAGGTTATAATGATATAGGTAACTTTGACCGTGTGATGGCGTTGATGCAGGTAATGATTTATCGTGAACAACTATATAATGTAGTTGTAAAAGAGAAGAAGAAAACTAATAGAGAGAGATTATTATTCGACGGCCCTCTCTTTACTTATAGTAGCTGGAGTTATGACGATAACTTCAGTCAAGTCGATGACGATGTATATACATTTAATTAACAGAATATGATAAGTAGAAATATTGGTTCATTTCCTGTGCAAAAACTTCCTATGTCTAAAAAGACTAAAGATTGGAAAGAGGCCTGCGTTGACTATATAATAGGTAAGTCAGGCTTTAATAGTGGAGGTGGTAGAAATGGGCGTACTAGATATGAGGAGATGTAGACTTACTATGATCTATACAATAGTATCTATAATGAGAAAGATCTTTTGTACGTTACAAATCCTTTTAAATAGAAAGATGGATTCCCTGCTACAGCATAGGATTATAACATAATTAAACCTAAAATAGACTTACTATTAGGCGAAGAAACGAAAAGACCATTTAATTTTAGAGTAGTACGTACTAGTGATATAGCTACTAGTGAAGTACAAGATACTGCTAAACAAATGCTGGAAGATTATGTAATGGCTACTATTATGAGTCAATTAGGTCCTGAAGAGGCTTAGAGATATCAACAAGCATTATAGAATGGTGAAATATTACCTCCAGAAAAGATATAGAAATATCTAAGTAAGGATTATAAGGACATAGCAGAAGTAACAGCATACCATAGTCTCAACTATCTTAAGAATAAACTTAATGTAGTTCATGAGTTTTATAAAGGTTGGAAGGATGCATTGATAGCTGGAGAAGAAATATACTATGTTGGTATTATAAATGGCAATCCTTATTTAGAACGAGTTAATCCTCTTTACTTTAGTTATGACTAGAGTGCAGACTTAGAATTCATTCATGACTCTGATTGGTGCTGCCGTAAGATGATTATGTCAGCTACAGAAATTTATGATAGATTCTATGACAAGATGACAGAAAAGCAATTAAATGAATTGCTTGAAATGGTAGATGATGTAAGCAGGGGAGGTATTAATCCTGAAGTACGTAAGACATCTATGGATTACCCTCACTTAAAGACAAAAACCATTAATGGGTTAACTTCAAATCCGTTTGAAGGGTCTGATAACATTAATGTTTGGCATTGCTGTTGGAAGTCATTTAAGAAAATAGGTTTCGTTACTTATCAAGATCCTAATACTGGAGAAATTGATGAGTTACAAGTAGACGAGTCCTACAAGGTTACTGGTATGGAGTTGAACGTTGAATGGACTTGGATTATAGAGGTATGGGAAGGTTATAGAGTTGGAGAAGATTTATATATAGGTATATAGCCACTAGAATACCAACACATATCTGCTGATAATCTTAACTCTCAAAAATTACCTTATACAGGAGTTGTATACAATAATACTAATAGTGCTCCTAGATCTTTGGTAAGTATGATGAAACCATTGCAGTATATGTATATTGTACTGTGGTACAGACTAGAACTTGCTATGGCTAGAGATAAAGGTAAAGTACCCGTTATTGACGTTACTTAGATACCTAAATCTATGGGCATAGATGTGAATAAATGGATGCATTATCTAGGGGCTCTTGGTGTAGCATTTATTAACCCATACGAAGAAGGATGGGATATACCTGGTAGAGAAGGCGGTAAGCCATCTCAGTTCAATCAATTTACTTCATTAGATCTTACTATGGCTAATACTATTGATTAGTACATTAATCTTATGGATAAGATTGAAGCTATGGTATCAGAAATATCAGGAGTAAGTAAATAGCGTGAAGGTTCTGTTGCATCTAATGAATTAGTAGGTAATGTAGAGAGATCTATAGTATAGTCAGCTCATATTACTGAACCTTGGTTCTGGGTTCATAATCAAGTAAAGAAAGAAGCTCTTACTATGTTATTAGATACTTCCAAAGTAGCATGGAAAGATAATAAAAGATGCTTACATTATATCCTTGATGATGCTACTAGAGCATTTATAACTCTTTCTGATGAGTTCTTCTATGAAGACATGGATATATTCATTGATGATACTACTAAGAATCAACAACAAGTAGAAGCTCTTAAACAACTTATGCAACCTGCTATGCAGAACGGTGCTAGTTTACTTGATATAGCTGAAATCATTACTATGGATAATATTAGTATGATTAAGTCTAGATTAGAAGAGATTGAACAGAAACGTATGGAGCAGCAACAAGCTATGGAACAAGCTCAAGCAGAACGTGAACAGCAAGCTATTCAAATGCAAAATGAGATTAAGGAAGAGGAGCTTATGATTAAAGAAGCAGAAATGGATCTTGAGAAATATAAGATAGATCAGGATAATGCTACTAAGATTACTGTAGCTCAACTTAATGCTTATAGAGGTGCTGAGAATATGGATCAAGATGGTAATGGAATTCCAGATCCAGTAGAGATAGCCCAGCAAGCTTTAGCTGAACGTAAGCAAGCATCTGATGAAGCTTCTAAACAATTTGAATTCAATGCTAAGATTAGAGAGCAAAAGATGAAGAAAGAGATAGAAGATAAGAAAAATCAGCTTGAAAGGGAAAGAATGGATCACGAAATGAAGTTACAAGCAGCCAAAGACAAGGCAGCAATGGAGAGAGAAAGATTAAAAGCCAAAACTGCGATTAAGAATAAAGTAACAGGAGAGAAATAATTATGAATTGGTTTAAAGAAACATGGTGGATAATTAAATAGCTATTCACTAAAGTAAAAGCAGATAAAGTAGAATATAAACATATGGATCACTATCCATTTAGTGGTTATTCTGCAATGAGCTGGTGTGGTTACTTGTTAAGTAGAAAACCTGAATCTCAGATTAAGCCTACTACTTGGAATCATGAAAATATTCATCTTTATGAAGCTAAAGATAAGAAGAGATGGATAAGTTATTATTGGTCTTATGTATGGGAATGGATTAAAGGTAACCCTATAATCTATCCCGCATCTAGTGCTTACTATACTATTCCTTATGAGATGGAAGCTTATGCTAATGACGATAACTTTGATTATCTGAAAACACGTAAGCCTGAGGATCTTGATAAGTACAAGATTAAAGACAGAAAGAAGACTTATAAGGCTAATAAGAAGAATTGGAAACAGTATCTTAAAACAATTAAATAATAGGAGGAATTAATTATGGCTTGCAAGGGCGGAAAGAAATCCAAAGGTGGAAAAGGTGGAAAGAAATAATTGAAAGATTATGGATAGACAAGCATTTAAATAGAGAATGCAAAACCTAAAGTCTTACCGGGAGAATAATCCCGGTAAAGGCTATTGGGATTGGAAAGTAGAAGCATTTGCAGATGGCGGTGAGGTAGGTGATCCTGAGAAGGAAAGATTCTATCAAGCTACAGGTAGAAGTAGTAGTGGTAGACCTCTAGAAGAAGGTTTAAAACCTGTGTTCAGTCTTGAAGATGCTGCTAATATGACTCCTATTGGTGATGCTATATCGGCTAAAGACGCTTATGATGCAGTAAAGAATAGAGATTGGTTAGGTGCTGGATTGGCTGCTTCAGCTATGATTCCTTTTATACCTAATGTATATAGATCTCTTAAAAGCAAAATTTCAAGGGAGGTCCCTACTGTTACTAGAAGTTTTCAAAGATAGGTGGACGCTAATGATCTTAGACGAGATTTAGAAAATAATAATAGAAGACGAGTATTAGAAGAATATTCTGATTAGCGTAATAGAACATATGAATTATTAAATACTCCAGAAGCTAGAAGGAGAGCATAGATTATCGATAGAAAATATGGTACTGAATATAACAAAGTATATGATGATTTAACTAAAGAATATGAAGATATAAATAGTTATGTTAACTTGCCCGAACCTAATTTCGTATCAAATAAAAAAGATTATGCTAACATTGATCCATCTAAAAGTAAAACTATAAATCTGTCTACAGATAATATTAAAACTGCAGAAGATTATCCTAAAGGATTAATAAGACATGAAATAGGTCATTATGCAGATGAGAAAGCTTATCCTGGAGGAGTACCAAATAATGCGTACTTGAGATAGTTAGGTAAACCAAGTAAGTACAGGTCGTTCTCTGAAGTGGAGCATATGTTTCCAGATAAAGACAGAGCTAAAAGTGTATACGAATATTTGCGTAAGCCTACTGAAAAGAAAAGTATTATGAACTAGTTTGATGAGTATTTGATGAATACCTTAACTCCTAGTACTTATCCTACCAATACTAAATAGTTTAGATAGGTTATAGAATCAGCTCCTGATTTATATAACAACATGAAAATGTTATTGAAAATACACACTAAACCAAGTGTATTATATAAAGATTTTCTAGCTAGACCTTTAGTAAATAAGATAAATAAAAACAAGAATCAAGAGATTGTTTAATGGTTATGACAATAATACCACAGTATCCAATACCGAGTTATAAAGACGGAGGGATACACATAAAGAAGAAAAATAGAGGTAAGTTCAATGCTTTAAAGAAGAGAACAGGCAAAAGCACAGAAGAACTTACTCATAGTAAAAATCCATTAACACGTAAAAGAGCGATCTTTGCTCAGAACTTTTCAAGAATAGCTAAAAGGAAAAAGAAAAAGAAATGATAGGTAGATATAGAAGCAAATTTAAGTAGTTTGATGATAATGGAAATCTTTTATGTTATTCGTGTAAAGAGTATAAACCTCTAGACTGTTTTGATAGAAATCCTGGCAAGTGGTTTAGAGCAGAAAAAGATACTAGATGTAAAGAGTGCAAAAAGAAAGCTTACTTACGTCGCAAAGAAAAAAATAGAGGAAGTAAGGATTTAAACAGGCTTCTATATGAAAGATTTCATGGTTTAAAAGATAGGTCCGATAAGAAAAATATAGATTGTAATATAGATCTATAGTATCTACATGAACTTTGGGATAAATAGAAAGGTTTATGTGCTCTGTCTGGAATACCAATGGCATATTACTTTGATAGTGGTAGAGTTCCTACTAATTTAAGCGTAGATAGGATAGATTCAAGTTTAGGTTATATTAAAGGTAATATTCAATTAGTGTGTATGGCAGTAAATCAAATGAAGAGTGATTTAACCGTTGAACAATTGAAATATTTTTGTAAAAGCATTTTAGAATATAAAAAACAATAAATCTAATTATATATAATTATGGAAGCAAAGAACACATTGAATGGTTTTGAGGCTATATTAGATACCTTGAACCCTCATGTAGGTACTAAGACTAAAACAGAAGATAATGATACTGACGTAATTGATGCAGCAGCAGAAGAACTAACAGATGAAGAGTTAGAGGCATTACGTAATCCTAAACCTAAGAAAACTACTAAAGTAGAAGATGGTGAGCTCGAAGATGAAGATAATGAAGAGGAAGATGAAGATGTTACATCTAAACCTAAAAAAACTACTAAAACTCAAAAGAAATCCAAATCTGAAAATACAGAAACTAATGAAGATGAGGATGAGGGTGGGGAACAAGAATCTAATAGTGATAATACCGATGGTGGAAATGATACAAACGACGAAGAAATAATTGTAGGATTCTTTGATTCATTAGCTTCACAATTAGGATGGGATGACGTAGAAGACGATGAAAAGCCTAGAACTGCTGAAGATCTAATTGATTACTTTAAGGAAGTAATAGAAGAAAATTCTACCCCTCAGTATGCTAGTGAGGAAGTAGAAAAGCTTGATAAATTTGTTCATAATGGAGGTAAGCTTAAAGATTATTTTAGTATTGATGCTGATCTTGATATTGACAATATCGAGATAGAAGATGATGAAGTAAATCAAAAACTAGTTATTAAAGAATTTCTAAAAGAGAAAGGCTTTACTTCAAAACAAATTGAAAAGAAACTTAACAAATATGAAGAAGCTGGCTTACTGGAGGATGAGGCTACAGATGCTTTAGAGGCTCTTAGAGACATTAAAGTTGCACGTAAAGAAGAGCTATTAGCCAACCAGGAAAAATAGGCTAGAGAGGCTGAAAAGCAACAACGTGACTTCTTTAATAACGTTGTCACAGAAATAAAAGGCATGGATAGTATCTATGGAATTGATATTCCTGAGAAGGATAAGAAAGCCCTGTTGGAATACATATTCAAACCGGATGCAGATGGCATTACTAGATACTAGAAAGATTATGCTAAAAGCCTTAAGAATTTAATCACTTCTGCTTACTTTACAATGAAAGGTGATACCTTAATTGATATAGCTAAGAAGAAAGGTAAAAAAGATGCTATTGATAATTTCAAGAATACACTATCTAGAAATAATGGAGTATCTAAGAAATCTAAAAGGCAAGTGATAAATAACGATAGCAACTCATCTATTTGGGATGCTTTCGCACGACAACTACGTGTCGCATAATAAAATTAAATAATTAAAAAATTAAATTACTAGTATTTTTATGGATAACAATATTCTTAATAACCTTCAATTATACAAAGGAAAGTGGTTCTCCGACTTGATTGATACTGCTAAGATTTCAGTAGCTTCTCAGCAGAATCCGTATCAGGTGTCTACTATCTTGTCTTACGTATTTGGTACAAAAGATAGTGGTTATAGCACTTCTTTGGATATGTTGACAGGTGGTCTTGGCAATGTAATGACAATTGATCAGCCTTCTTTTGAATGGTCTGTAATGGTTGATAATGACAGAGCCGTAACAATTAGAGACGCTAAATGGAATGGCGCAGCTATTACTCCTACTTCTACTGCAGGTTTGGGTAACACTCCTATTATGTTGTGGTTAGAAGATAATTGGTTTGGTCCTGGTGCTATTCTCGAATTTGATAACAGAGAGTTCCAAGTACGTGTATCAGGTGCTCCCTATCAGGATGGTAATCTGTGGGTATATACTTGCTTTGTAGCAGATGGTCAGCCTACTTCTTATATTCCTTCTGAATATCTTGAAGCTGGAAAACAAGTATCTCGTCTTGCTTCTGCATACGAGGAATACAGTGAAGAGGGTGATATCTTGAACTACAACACTCACTTCAAGATGCGTAACTATCTTACTACTATTCGTGTTAACTATGATATTACTGGTTCAGCTTATTCTACAGTAATGGCAATTGCTTTGAAAGATCCTGCTACTGGTAAGACTTCTTATCTGTGGGCTGATTATCAGGAATGGAAAGCTTTACGTGAATGGTACAAGAGATGTGAGCGTATGCTTGTTTATATGAAGACTAATGTTAACAAGGATGGTTCTTGCAATCTGAAGGGTACTAATGGTCGTCCGGTATTTATCGGCGCTGGTCTGTTGGAACAGATTGCTCCGTCTAATAGACGTTACTATACTCACTTGACTGGTGAAATGTTGGAAGACTTCTTGTTTGACTTGTCTTATAACTGTCTGGGTACTAATGAACGTAAGTTTGTTGCCTTGACTGGTGAAATGGGTATGCGCGAATTTGACCGTATCTTGAAAGAAAAGGTAGCTACTATGAACTTAATGGATACAGTATTTGTAACTGGTTCTGGTGATAACTTGACTTTTGGTGGTCAGTTCAAGACTTATAAGATGACTAATGGTATCGAGTTGACTTTGAAATATTTCCCGTTGTATGACGATCCTACTTACAATCGTGAGTTGCATCCTGTAACCTTGAAACCGAAGGAATCATATCGTATGACTTTCTTGGATCTTGGTCGTCGTGATGGTGAAGCTAACATCGTTAAGGTAGTTCGTAAGGATCGTGAATTCGTAACTTGGTATACTGGTGGTGCTGTTGCTCCGTCTGGTTATGCTAAGTCTAAGGATACCTTGAGATCTAATGGTAAGGACGGTTATACCGTATTCTTCCTTGGAGAAATGGGAATAATGTTGAGAGATCCACGGGCATGCGGGGAATTGATATTAGAATAAGAGCTAAATGTTAAAATTTGTTAATTAATTACAGTTATCAACAACCTTGTGGTTAGATAACGTTATATAAATATAACAAAAAAAAATCTAACAGCAATGATGAGATCATACGATGTATATAAGATAACAAATAAAATTAATAACAAAGTTTACATTGGCATAACAAGTAAAGGATTAAGTGCTCGGTGGAAAGAACATCTCTATAATGCCGAGCACGGATGTCCTTTCAAATTACACAATGCTTTACGCAAATACGGTAAAGAAAACTTCTCAATTGAACTGATAGATTTCTGTAACAGTTGGGAAGAACTTGAAGAAAAAGAAAAATATTATATTTCTGAATATAAATCACTCCAAGACGAATTTGGTTATAATATGACAGAAGGCGGAGATGGTACTATTGGTAGATATGTTACTATGGAAACCAGAGATAAGATTCGTCAAAAAGCTCTTGGTAGGGAAGTCTCAGAAGAGACTAGAGAGAAACTATCAGAAGCTGGTAAAATAAGAACAGAAGGAAGAATAGCTTACTGGGAATCTGGAAAGATAGGAGACAACAGACGTAAACCTATACTTCAGTATACCAAAGAAGGAAACTTCGTTAGAGAATTTGAAGGAGTAAACATAGCAGCTAAAGAATTAGGTATGAGTGCTACTACGATTATTACAGCACTTAAACATCAAAATATAGTAGGTTCTAAGAGAAATCCTTACATATGGGTTTATAAATATGAATATCCTGATGTACCTGATACAGTTCCTGCTAGTTTATATGCTAAAGATCCTACTTGGAAACCTACTATTAGTGACGCTTGTAGAAAAGCTGATGCTAAAAGTAGAGCAAACAGAAAACTAAGCGAAAAGCAATTAAATACTTTTCGTGAAAACGGAGCTAAAATAGCTAAATCAATATGTCAATATGATAAAGAGGATAATCTGATAGCCGAGTTCCCTTCTATAATAGAAGCTTCTAGATCTACAGGATGTGACCGAAGAGGTATTCAAAGACAGCTTCAAAACCCAGTAGATCCTAATAACTCTAGAGCTTGGAGTAATGCAAAATATATCTGGAAATATAAAGAATAACAGGAAACATCTAATACAATAAATAAAGTATTATGGAAGTAATCGTTAGAATAATGAAAGTAAATCCTTGGACAGGACTTACTAAATGGCCTACTACTTTTGATTATGTAGGTCCGTACTGGACTAGATCTGGTAATATCTATACTGGCTTGAGCTCAGAAGATGCTCGTAGATTGGAAAAAGCCTTAAATAAAGAAGAAGGTGAATTAGCTCCTAATAGTGACTTTTGGACTACATTTGCAGTTAAAATCGGTAAAAGAGATTTGATTCTTGATACTGAGAAACCTTTAGATGAATTGCAATACTTATTTCTTAAAGGTCATAAAAGAGTAGCAGATGGTTTGTCTAACATGAATCCTTCTAAAGATTATGTACTGATTAATAAAGATGCAGAGGCTGAACAGGCTAATCGTGTTAACAAAGTTAAACGCGAAGCTTATCGTGAGCTCGATAAAATGTCTATTGAAGATATGCGTAAGTGCTTACGTCTGTATGGTATGAAATCAGATACAATGTCAAATGAATTAGTTGAAGCTAAACTTACGGAACAAGTTGAGACTTCTCCTGAAAAGTTTATGCTGAAATGGGTAGAAAACCCAAATAAAGAAATTAACTTTGTTATTGAAGAAGCTATTGCTAAAAACATTATTAGAAAGAATCGTACTCAATATTTCTTTGGTACAGATTTGATTGGTAATGGTATTGATGATGTTATTGCTTATTTGCAAGATAAAAAGAATCAAGATATTAAATTAGCGATACTCAATGAAATTAAATCTAAGTAATGACTAATAAAGATTCTCATATAATTTTCAAGGTAGTTCTGGATAAGAATGCAGAAGGTATTGCTTATGGTGGATGCCCCGCATTTTTAGACGAGGAAGTAGACTTATTTCTTAATCAAGCACAGCTAGAAATCTTAAGTAATAAGATTACTGGCAATAATGCTTTAAGAATAGGTTTAGAAGGTTCTGTGTCTAACTTATCTGAGATAGAAAAGTTAATAGCTACAGATGTTAATCTTCATGCTGTACATACAGGCTACAATGAGTATGCATTAGAAGATGTTCATGATGAAGATAATAGAATGACTATACTTAGTGTATTACTTAAGTATGGACAATTCTAGACTAACTGCGTACTTACTAGTCATGAATTAGTAAAGCCTTTTAAGTAGACTTATAATAATATACCTTGGGTAGAGAATCCAGTAGCTACTTTAGAAAATGATAAACTCTTAGTATACGTAGATCCTGTTTTAATGCAGGATCCTATGTATGCTCCAAGAGTAGAAGATAATACAGAGTTCTATAGAGTAGATCTCACTTATGTTAAGAAACCAACTAAGTTTGACTACACTAAACCTGAACAAGAATTAGATTTTCCTGAAGATGTTATGTATGAAATTATTAATAGAGCAGTAGTAATTGCTTTAGAGAATATAGAATCTCAGAGACAATCTTCTAAGTTTTAGTTAAATCAAGTATCTGAATAATTATGCGCGAAAGAGATTTTCAAATAAATGTAGAAAGGCAACTGAATAACATTATAACAAACTATAATGATACTATTAAGTTTCCATCAGATACTTTGTTTCATTTCATAAACAAAGCTAAAGACGAATATGTTAAACAGAACTTTAGAGTATTCTAGAGAAATCAAGAGATTACTGATAACATACGTACTTTAGTAAATACTAAGAGCTATACTACTTATAGCTTTAGTAAATTAGGTAATAAATGGGAAGCTGATTATCCTGAAGATTATATGTTTGCACTTGGTGAAAATGTATACATAAGTATAAAGGATAATAAATGCAATAACTTAATTACTCGTGAATCTGATGTAATAGAGGCTACAATAGAGACAGTAAGCTCTAGACTAAGTAATAGTCTATCAGATCACAGATTGCGTTATAATCAAGCAAAGCCTATTAGAGTATATACTGACAATAAAATTGTATTATATACTGATGGTAATTATGATATAAGTTCTTATGAACTTACCTACTTAAGAAAAGCAAAAGATCTGGGTAATGTAAGTGATCTTACTAAAGAATATACAGATCTTCCAGAAAATACACATTAGGATATAGTTGATCTAGCAGTTCAAATGATAGTACAAACTATACCTAATACAAGTTCTAAGAAATCTTAGGACGAATAATTAAGGCGCTTACCAACGTGGAAATCTGAAATAATGAAAGTAGAAAGTAAGCGAATAGACTAAGCGCTAATGTCTAATTTAATTTTAATATTTTAATATGTTACAATCAGTACACTCCGTATTAATCGGAAAACAAGCTCCGGCTTCTTACACTACAGTAGATGCTTTGGTTGTTGGTGATGTTGCTTTGTTCGATGAGAATAAGGCTCTTATTAAGACTGCTGCTGATGCAGTAAATGCTAACTCTCTGTATGTAGGTGTAGCAGGTGAAAAGATGAATGTTACTATGCCCGATGGTACAGTAGCACAGAAAGCTAATATTGATTTCTCTACTGAAATTCAGAAAGCTTCTAAACCGTCTGCAGTAATCGGTAAATATGTAGCTCCTGTTGAAGAAAAGATTGTAATCACTTTGACTGACGCTACTATCATTGCTGGTAATCGTTACGTTTTGCATATTGTTTATAAGGATATGTATGAAGCCGCTTGGCAGTTTACTCATACTTATGAAGTATATGCTGAAACTACTACTGCTAAAGACTTAGTAGACGCTTTCTTGAAGAAGATTAACGCACACAAGAACCGTAGAGTACAGGCTTCTGCTTCTGCTGCAGTTCTGACTTTGACTGCTATGCCGAAGGATGATAACGAAGGCGTTTATTCTTTAAATGAATATAGCGTTGTATCTATGGAAGCTTCTCTGTATGAGACTATTCCTGGTGCATTGCTTGCTAATCAGCCTAAAGCAGTTGTAGGTGCTACAATTGTTAAGACTGCCGGTAATCCGGGCAAGGGTTATTGGAAGCAAGTACGTGATGCAGAAGTACGTAACATGGGTTATAAAGGTCACGTATTTACTGGTGCATATCCTATTGTTGAACAGGCTCGTAAAGTAGTAGAAGATGCAGAATATGATTATGCTATCATTGAAAACGATAACCTGTACTTGAGCAATGATAATCAGTACATCAAGACTACTCCGTTGACTACGGAAGTTTATTGTCCTAGTTTAGTTGATTCTATCGTAGATAAGGGTATTCAGTCATTTATTGCTGGTAAGACAATTGCCTAATCCACGTTAGAGAGATTGAATTTGGGATAAGATTCCTTTTACAAACTACAGAAGTGGAGTTGTGGAATATTCCACTCTCCACTTTTTTTATTGTTGATATATGGACAAATTAACAAATATACAAATAGATGGTGATAAACTGACCTTTAAGATAGAGACTGAAGTAGATCTTAGTAACTATAGTAAGGAAGTTTATATAGATGAAGTATGGAATTTAAAGAACATACTTGAAGACAGTCCTATACATAACATTAGCTTTTCCGAGAATATTACAGTAGATTCCGAAAATAATGTAACTGTAACTAATGACGATATTCTAGAACTAGATTGGAATATGAAATACGTTACTTTGAGATGTTTTACGGAATAGGAAGAAATACATTTTCATGGCATATACTATAATCCTTCAATTGTGTATATGGCAGAAATTAGGAAATTACATACTCACTGTTCAACTTGTTTAGATGATTAGACTATGCAGAATATAATGCTAGTAGTCTTTAAGAGATAGTTGCTTGAGTATGCTTTAGCATCCGATTACTATCGTGATGCTTTACAATTATATGTAGATATCTGTAGATTACTTGAGATATCTATTAAACCAAAATGTGCAGCTAGTACTTGCTGTAACAATGCTATTCTTACTCAGAAAGGTGATTGTTTCAATACAGAAAACGATAAGTGTCTTCATTTAGAGAAAGAGCGTAACTCTGCTACTTTATTTAGTGGTATTTGTTACTCTTGTTCTAACAATACTTGCAGTACAGGAAATTGCAGTAATGGTTATTGTAAATTATAAAATAAATAGATATGATACAAAAATGTGATGGTGTAAAGATATTGGACTTAGAAGAGAAGCTTGAAGTTACAGGTAGTGAATACATGGTTACTGCAGAAAAAGGCAATAACTATAAATTACCGCTTGAATCTGTAGCTGATATAGTTATAGGTAGTTCTAAGTTTAAAGCTGCAATTAAGGATGTATATGAATCAAGTACACCTACTGCATCTGTATCTTTAGATAAAGATCAATTTCTATTCTCATTTGGTATACCTGCTGGTAGAACTGGTGATGCTGGTAAAGATGGTAAAGATGGTAAAGAGGGATAGGATGGCAAAGATGGTATTGATGGTGTACCAGGTATAGATGGAGATACTACTAGAGTAGTAATAGCATATAAGTCTACTAAGAGTATAGAAAGACCTGATACTCCTGTAGGAGGTAGTTGGGATTATGATACTAATACTATTACATATCCTGAAGGATGGTCTGGTAGTGATAGTAACCCTAATGGTTATGTATGGATGTCTAGTGCTACATTCTCTAGTAAAGGTACAATTGTAGTTCCCTGGAGTACACCAGTGAGACTTACTGGAGCAGATGGTCATGATGGAGCTGATGGTAGTAATATTGAATTCGTGTATAAGCTTACTGTAACTAGTTTAGTTACACCTACTAAACCTACAGGTAACAGCCAGACTGAAGCTATTAGACAAGGGTGGACTGATCATCCTACAGGTATTAGCGAACAATATCAATGTGAATGGGTTTGTTCACATAACTTACAAACTGATGGTAGTTGGAGTGAGTGGAGTAGCCCCACTATTTGGTCTAAATGGGGTGTAAACGGTAAAGATGGTGATGGCGTAGAGTATATATATCAGATTACTAAATTACCTGCTTCTCCTAAAGAGATTACAGATAACAACCCAGATCAAGATGAATATATACCTCAATCAGCTCCTGGTGAACAACCTTGGACAGATAATCCTACTGGAGTAAGTAAAGAATTCCAATACGAATGGGTTAGCCAGAGAAAGTATAAAGGTGATACACATAAATGGGGCAACTTTAGTTCTCCATCATTATGGGCTAAATATGGAGACAATGGTCAAGATGGTCAACACCTTAGAGTAATGTATACTAAGACATCTGGTAGCGACGTTAAACCTAGAGATCCAGATAGATTGAATATTAATCCTGGTAGTATCTGGAGTGTAGGTATGCCTACTGCTACTGGTAAAGAAGCTATATGGGGTATTCAAGCCCTTGTTACTTTTGATAATAAGTTAGTAATTGATGAATCCTTACCTGAAGAAGAAAGAGGTTGGCAAGGTCCTTACTTAATTACTGGTGTACCTGGTCTAGATGGTAATAATTTTAATTATCAAGTAGAAGCATTTAAGCAAAGTCAGACTCAACCTGAGAAGCCTACTAGTAATGACCCATATAATCCTGGTGATGGTTGGGTACTTACTCCTGATATGTCTACTGGTATATGGTGGAAATGTATAGCATTGGTTCAAGGTGAAACTGGCACGGTAATAGAATGGGGTGCTGTAGTAAAAGTAACTGGACAAGGAGTTATTATTAAAGGTACTTTAGATTCTACAGATGATCTTCCAACTAGTGGTAATGAAATAGGAGACGGTTGGGTTATTGATGGCTTCTTATGGGTATGGAATGGTAGTGACTGGGTAAATGTAGGTAAGGTTCAAGGCATGGATGGTAACTACTATGAATACAGATTTGCTAGAAATAATAGTTGGGAGATTGCTCCTCAGTTAAATGCAGCTGAACGTTATCCTGTAGGATGGAGTTCTACTGCGCCTGCATTAAGTAGCGGTAAAGTATTATGGGCTACATTTGCTCTTATAAATGGTGGAGACAATACATTAATGGAACAATGGTGTGATCCATACTATATGACTGGTATGACTGGTGATAATGGTGGATCTGGTATTCCTGGAGTAGGTTATGAAGTTAGATACTGTAAAGGCACTGAAACTACTTATACTGGTGAGGCTTGGAATGATACTATGAAATGGAAGAGAGACCCTACAGGTTGGTCTATGGATGTTCCTGAGCTTACTAAAGGTGATGAGTATAATTACATATGGTTTATTCAGTGTAGAGTTATTGACGATAACATGGAAACTGCATGGTCTAAACCTAATCCTATGGGTGGTATAATTACTCCAGATCCAGTAGGTTCACAACCTATAGCATATCCTATGGGTATATATAGTACTAGTACTCCTTATATTAACGATGGAAAAACTGCCCCATATGTATATGATACTGGAGGAGATACTGAAGGCAATCACTATTTCTTTTTAAAAGCCGTAATGACATGGATTGGTACGTAGTAGAATAACGAATCGCCAGGAACAGATACCTCTGGAGCATGGGAACCATTAAAAAACTTTGAAGCTATCTATACTGACTTACTTATTGCACCTAACTCATTAGTAGGTGGAGCTGTATTTAATAATAACCTGATGTTCTCACAAAGAGGTAAGAATGCTAGTGGTGGTGATAGTTCTGAATATCATTTGATTAATACTTCAGATCCTATGAACACTTCTAACTCATTTAGACCTAATTTCTTGTTAGACTTTGAAACTGGTGAAGCTTACTTTGGAGCTGGAGGTATACACTTAGCTGCTGATAGTTCTAACACTTCTATACAATTAGAATCTGGTAATGTATCTGGAGGTAATGGTAGTATTGCCACTATAGATATAGATGGAGCTACATTCCAAAAGGTAGTATCATCTAGCAATCCTGCAGCAAATAAAAGAGCTGAACTTAGTATAGATGGACTGAGTATTAATATGGGCATACCTAAATTCTATGTTAATGATGAAGGAATGTCTTACTAGCATTATGCAGGATCTTCTACAGTAACAGATTTTAAGTTAGATACTACGGGAGCTATTACTATTGGACAAACTGGTTCTAACCACGCTATAATTGATAGTGGTAGTTTTTCATTAAAGAATAGCACTCTTGATAATATAGTTATTACTTATGATAATACTACTTCTTCCATAGTATTAAAGAATCCTACTGGCATAGATTCGTCTAGAATAGAGATAAAAGCTTTAGACGATAATGCATCAGACGCTATTTCAGTAACCGCTTATGATTCTTAGGGTAATAAAGCGTACATATCTCCACTAGGAGTAACTGTATCTGACGGTGTAAATACTCATATAGATATTATGAAAAGTATGATTACAGTAACTAACTCTAGCGGTACGAATATTGGATGGACTGGTACTAAAAATGGTTTGCGTTTTATAGGCGGGATTTGTGTTGGTGAAGCTTAATTAAACTACTATGGATAAAGCAAAAGAATATATAAACAGTAAAACAAACTCTATACTTAAAACTAATATACTTAGGAACAATAGAGATGTTGTAGCAACCATAGTATACAATGAATTAACAGATTTATTGGAGTTTAGTAACACATCTAGTGTTACTACTCCTATAGATTCTGAAATACTAAAGAGATACTTACATTAGGTTAAACCACAGTTATATAGTGGCATACCTATGAAACTCAAACCGTATTGTATTAAGTGTGGTTGTGGTAATGGATACTTTAGAGGATTATATGATCCTTATGTATTAGCATTGTTGACAGAGGATGCAGATCCTTGGTTATGGGAAGATAACGGTGTAGTACTGTTAGAATAGTAGAAAGAAAATAATTTGATTGACAATGATAGCAAGAATTAAAGGTTTAAAGATTAGTCAGGCTTCAGAACGTACTGCTGTCACAGGATAGGAAATGATTCCATTCCAAGATGGTGAAAGAAATGGTAAGATCCGAATGATAGAGTTTAAAGATATGACTATGTATATCTTTGATCCTACTATCGTTGATGGTAAAGTAAGTCAAGAAGATTATGACGCATTAAAGCAAGCTATAGAAGAAGGCAAGCTTATCTATACCATTAACTCTAATAGAAATGGATTAGACTTAGCAACTGAAGTAGCTATAGTTGGTGGTACTATATATATTGAATCTCCTGACTTTATTAAAGAAGAAGGTACAGATAATATATCTCAAGTAGTATTCGATACTATTACTGTAGATAGTTCATTAAACTATAGTAAGGAACAGTATACTACTACAGTTATTAAGACTACCGGAGATGGTACTAAAGTACTTACAGATAATGGTCAGTATGTATATATAGGTAATTTAGCGTTAACTAACATTAAGTTTAAAGACGGTACTAATACATCTACTTATGATTTAGTAACCAATGGCATTACCTTTAGACAGAATAGTACTCCATGTGTATCATGGAACACTATTAAGAGTGGTAACAACATCTATATGGATATACGTATAGCTAATGCTACTGCATCTATGGATGGTCTAATGAGTAAGGAAGACTATGTAGAACTTAATACTACTATTCCTGGATAGATTGAAGATCTAAAGGAAGCTGACTCCAATATAAATAATAGAATAGACGATCTTGATGATAAGATTGATAAGGAGATTGCTGATAGAGAAGCAGAGATAGACCGTATAGAGAATAAGTTTGATGGAGTTACTGATAAACTAGAAGATGCTTTACAGAAAGAGATTGAAGATAGAAAAGCAGGTGATACTACTATTACTAATAGTTTAAATGCGTTCATTAGTACTAAAGGTCAACCAGGTGGTTTAGCTGAATTAGACTCAACTGGTAAGGTTCCTGCAGCTCAATTACCATCTTATGTAGATGATGTATTAGAGTTCTCTACTAAAGCTCAATTCCCTCAAACTGGTGAAACAGGTAAGATATATGTAGCTAAGGATACTAACTTAACATATAGATGGACTGGTACTCAATACTTAGAGATTAGTTAGAGTTTAGCATTAGGTGAAACTCCTAGTACAGCGTATCCTGGAGATAAAGGTAAAGCTAATAGAGATGCTTTAAATAGTATGCCTACTAAGCTTACTTCATACCTTACTCCTACTACTAGTACTGGCGAGTTAGTTAAGATTAACTACAAGTATACATCTAAAGATGGTTTGAATTATGGTCCATTACAGGATGATAACATAGATATACCATCAGCTACAACTACTAATGCAGGCGCTATGTCTGCAATAGATAAAGGTAGATTAGATGATTTATATAATGAATTTGGTAGTATACAGAATCCTGGCGATAAACTTGATTCACTACCTAATAACCTAGTTACTGGTATAGATGCAACATCTAGGAACGCTTCTACTGTAACTATCAACTATAAACAATCTGATTTATCTGCAGCTAGTAATTCATACGCTAATCCTATTACTAAGTCATAGACTATACCTGCTGCTACACAATCTGCAGCTGGTGTAATGACTGCTACTGATAAATAGAACTTAGACGTCAATATACCTAATAGAATTACTAATCTAGATAATAGAGTAACTACTGAAGTAGATAGATTAGAAGAGCTTATCGAGAGCAGTTCATCCGAGATTACTAACGATTTGAATGTAGAGATTCAAGCTAGAAAGGATGGTGATGCTCAGTTACAGACTAATATTAACAATCTGGAGTCTACCATGAATACAGAATTAGCTAAGAAGGTTGGTAAAGTAACTGTAGCTGGTTCTGGTAATGCTGTTACTACTGCATCTATTAGTGGCGATACTCTTACTCTAACTAAAGGAGCTACATATAATAACTATGTACATCCCGCTGGTTCTGCACCTAGTAAAGCATCTGGATTCTATAAATTCTCTACTGACTCTACTAGTCATGTAGCTAGTGTTACTGCTGTAACTAAAGCTGATATAACTGCATTAGGTATACCTGCATAGAATACTAATACTACTTATACATTTGCTAATGGCTCTGCTGGTAATTTCACAGTAACCCCATCTGGAGGCAATGCATAGACTGTAAGCGTTGGTAAACCAGCTAATGCTGGCAATGCTGACACAGTTGGTGGTATCAGTCCATCTGCTTTCGTAAAGAAAGCTGGCGACACCATGACTGGAGCATTGACGATAAATCAAACTTCATCAGTAACTCCTTTAACTTTATATGGAACTGATATTTCTAGTTACATTTAGTTTATTAATAGTGGAACACAAACTGCAGAAGTAGGATATACTAACTCATTAGGTGCATATTTGTATAATGATAAACTATCAACTCACCCGTGTATATCATTAGGTAGAGTAGATAATTTAGACGAAGGGGCAACTTTCTATTATGGAGGTACTCATTATAAATTACTACATAAAGGTAATTATGCTAATGAGTTAGATTAGCGTTATTTGCCAAAAACAGTATATAATTACGGTAATGGTTGTTTAGTAAGATTAAGAAATTCGGCTAGTGATAGCACTATGCTTACAGTAAGAATTTTTGGTAATTCTTACTATGGCACTAGCACTCCATTTGACACAGTAATATAGTTCTATAACTATCCGCCTGAAAATAAAATATTATAGGCTACTGGTGTTAATAATGGGTATAGCTTTAGGGATATAAAAGTATTTAATTACGATAATCGTATCTATCTGTGGTTTAAATAGCCGCAATAGTATGAAACTTTTATAGTTCACGCATACCATAATGGCGATCTTCGTAATATGGTTGAATCCATAACCAATGAAGCTATGCCTACTTCTGGAGTAACTAGAGAAGTAACTATAACTCCTAAATAGGCTATATACTCTTACGATAATATAGCAGTAGGTAATGTTACGTCTTCTGGTAAAGTATCTGCAGTCGGTGGTTTCTTCAAAGAATCTGATGCTCGTTTGAAAACAGATATTAAACCTTTAGACTATACTTTAGACTAGATATGTTCTATACCTACTGTATCATTTATAATGAATGATTAGAAGCAAATAGGTACTATAGCATAGAACTTAGAGGAATTAGGTTTTGAGGACATAGTAACTGAAAGTGATACTCTTAAGTCTGAAGTAAGTAATCCCGAACAGTTTGAATTATTCACTAAAGATGATGAAGAGTATGTTAAGGTTAAGAAGGTAGAGTATGAGATGTTAGGTGTATTAGCTATTGAAGGAGTTAAGATGCTTAAGGATGAGATTGAAAAGCTTAAAGCTGAAATAGAAACTTTAAAGAATAAGCAACATGAGTAATGAAATAGCAACATATTCTATGATATTAAGTAAGCTTAGTCTAGGTAAGAGTGGGACAGAATGTCCTACTAAGACCTAGATTTTAGCTATTAATTCATTGATAGTCATTGATAATGCTTCTACTTATGGAGCTAATGAATGTGTAAAGATAGATGATATACGTAAGAAAGTAGAGACTTGGAATTACTACTTAACAGTATCACCTACTAGTATGTCATTTGGAGCTGGTGGTGGTAGTAAATAGTTTACTTATAGTTCTTACAAAAGAAAGGTATTAGATGGAGTAGAATAGAGTGGTGATATAAGTGTATCATTAAAAACTACTAGCGCATCTGGTACTGGATTCTCTATAAGCGGAACTACAGTAAGTGCTTCTGCTAATTAGACTGCTTCAAATAGAACAGGCACAGTTACTATAACTTAGAATGAGTCTAATAAGACAGCTACTATTAGTCTATCACAGAGTGGAGATACTATTAGCTCATATGGAGAATGGACTATATCTGTATCAGCTAATCCTACTAGTGTATCTAGCAGTGGAGGTACTTCTACTATTACAGCTAGTGCTAAGAGAACTGTATATTGGGCTAGTGGAGATGTTACTGAAGAAACAGGCAATCCTACACTGTCTACTAACTTAGGTAGTCTTAGCAGTAGCTCTTCACCTAGTACTTTAACATTAGGAGAGAATACATCTACATCTAGTAGAACCGCAACTATTAAAGCAACTCATGGTGGCAAGTCTGCCACTTGTACCGTTACTCAAGCAGGTGCTGAACCTACTATTGAGTATGTATTTACAATTAGTCCGTGGCAAGTTAATGTTGGAGCTAGTGGTGGTACAGGAGATATAGGCTTTACTTCATATAAGTTGGTAAATGGTAATCAGATCAGTTTAGGATATAGTATAGATAGTAGTACATTACCTTCGTGGGCAACATATAGTAATGGTAGATTTACTATAAGTTCTAATTCATCTACATCTTCTAGATCTGCAAATGTGTACTTTACATAGAGTGAATCTGGAAAAAGAGATTATGCTACAATATCACAAAGCGGTTATGTACCACCTGCAGATAATTATGTATTTACTTGGGAAGATGGTAGTACCTCAGATGTTAGCGCAAGCTTCCCGTGGGATTTCTCTACTAATGGAACTGCTGCTAATATACCAGTAGTATCTACTAAGAATGGTAGTAGTCAATCTTGGAGTGTGTCTAGTAAGCCTAGTTGGATAACTACTTCTACTACTAGTAGTAAAGTTACTATCAGTGCATCCGATAATAGTGGATCTGCAAGAAGTGGAGAAGTAGTATTAACTCAGAGTGGTTCTGGTAAGACGCTTACTATTAATGTTAGTCAAGCTGCTTATTCTGCAACAGTAGAATGGAGATATAAATTCGGATTTAATAATGGAGCTAGAGATAATATATCAATCGCAATCAGAAATATGAAAGAGTATGAAGGCGCTTCAGTTACTTTTATTAGCTATAAATCTAAATATGTGGACGGAGTAGAAGACGTTAGTTCTAGACAATACTTAGATTTTAGTATAGGGGATTACGCTTCTTGGGCAACTGTAACTAAAGTATCTAGTTCTATTGCTAATGAGGGTAAATTTAGATTTACACTGTCATCCAATTTTAATAATAAAAGTAATAGATAGACATTTGTGACTGTGACACAAAATGAAAGTAACAAATCTATTATCTGTGATATTATGCAAGTAGGTAGTGACGCATTTGTTGCATCCTATTTCGTAAAGTTCAGAGGATCTGATACTTATCCAAGTGAAATTAACTTTGGTCTGGTTACAGCACCAACTTCAAAAGAATACGAGGTAGAAAGTGCACTTAGAATACATACAATAGATTCAGAATATAATTCATATAATTATCAATTTGGAGCCATAAGTAGAGTTTATAGGGTAAATAATTTTATGAATTTTACGGATAATTCTTGGTTTACTAATACGTATGAAGTGGGGGGAGGAAGCTATCAGTATGATTTATTAACCATCAATGCTCCTGTATCAGATAGTCGAGATCGTGCAGTACCTATATATATTGTGCAAAGTAGATATGCCGGAGATATTGATTGGAATTATAGGGAACTTACCAATTCTCCCATAGTAGGTCAAATATTGGTAAAGTAGGCAGGTAATAAGATATCATGAATCCATACTTAGCACATATGACAGATAGAGAATTGTTGGAGCAGATATATCTTCTGCTCCTTCAAATCAATGTAAAGGTGAGTGAGATAGATAATGATACTAAGCAATTTGGTATGAACGTAGCAGCCAATCTAGTTGGTGATGCTCTAATGATGAATAACAATGATGCTGAGAGAAGAAATAATTAAACAGCTTAAACCTTACTTTAACGTAAAAGAGTTAGTATGTAATCACATATATAGTAGGTTTGGAGAACAATCATGGATGTTCTTAAGTACTTAGTTACTACATGTGTTACTGTGTCTACGTACTGATATTTTACGAATACCAATGCATATCAATATTGGTAATATGCATCAAAGGGGTATGCGTTGTAATATGTGTCCTTTAGTAAAAGGTAAGAAGAGTGTATATGTATCTGCACATGTAACCGGTAATGCCATTGACTTTACTTGTGATGATAAGACTGCAGAAGAAATAAGAGAGATAATAAAGGCTAAACCTTTATTATTACCATGTAAAGTACGTTTAGAGGAAGATTGTGACTGGGTTCATATCGATGTATATGATGATGGAACAGAAGATAAAATAACAACATTTAAAGCATAATATATGTTACAGAGAGAGATAGTTAGATTTAGAGCATCAGATACGTAGCCTAATCCTCTAGAAGTAGATTATTGGATTGACGTTACTTCTAATTACTATGGTGGTTGTATTAGATACTATCGTAATGATACTAATACATGGGAGATGCTAGATCTGAATGATAAGCAAGTAGATGCTATCATTGATTATATTAATAGAGCTCTTGATTAGATAGAACAGTTTATTAATGAAGCTATAACTGAAATCAGAAATGAATTAGCTGAGTTTAAAGATGAACTGAAAGAAGAAGTTAATAGACTGTGGTAGTATATTAATTAGAAAGTAGAAGAGTTAACTACTCAGATTAATGATATTAGAAATGAAATTAATGGTATCAAGTAGGATATTACAAACATCAATAATAACATTGATGATATAAACCAAGATATTACTAATATCAATTCTAATATTGAAGATATTCGTCAAGATATAACTAATATAGTAGGTAGTGATTTAACTTCTATTCAACAGAAAATTACTGAATTAACTCAGAATATACAAGAGTTAGATAGTAAGATTGACCAATAGATTAGTGATTTAAGAAGCTATATAAATAGTGAAATTACTAAAGCTAAGAATGAACTTAAGACCTACGTAGATGGTAAAGTTACTGATCTTACTGAGTTAATTAACCAAGAGATTACTAATAGAACTAATGCAGATAATAATTTGCAATCTCAGATTAATGAGCTTAGACAATTGATTACTAATGCACAGAATGCTATTGATACTCATGCAGCTAGAAGAGATAATCCTCATGTAGTTACTAGAGCTCAATTATCATTAGCTACTACTGATAGTGTTGTGTTTAATAAAGTAAGCGCTCCTAGTGGGTTCTTTAAAGAGTAATAGTTATGAATAAATGTGACGGTATAAAGATATTGGAGCTGGATCCTAAGCGTATACTAGAAGGAAACGAATACATGGTAATAGCAGAGAAGGATTAGAACTTTAAAGCTCCTATTAACTAGATTGTTGATTTAGTAGTTAGTGATGATAGACTTAAGAACTACATAGATACTACTATAGAATCTTCAATAGGTGATTTCAAAAATGAAGTTAATCAAAGTATATCTGAACTCACTAGTAAGATAAATAACCTGGATAGTAAGATAACTACTGTTAACAACAGAATTACTAATCTGGAGTCTAGTATAGATGATATTGAACAGAGTATAACCAGTATCAATAATGAGATTACTAATATTGAAAATAATCTTGGTAATGTTGGTGAATTACTTGATGAAGAGTATATTACTCAGCTAATAAATAAACTTATTAGTGAGAATAAGATATCTGTATTAGATCCGGTACAACAGGCAATGAACAAAGGTACTGGTGTTACTTTAGCATTACCTAGTGCTAATAACGGTAAGATATCATTACCTATATGGACTGGTACTGAAGCTGAATATAATTAGCTTACTAAAGTAGCAGGTATGACTTATAATATTATTGATGAGGAGAGTGAGTAATGTTAGAGTTAGGTATAGCAGGGGGACGAGCAGTTCCCCTACAAAAGAGAACTGTAGGCAATACTAATATATCTGATGTATTTGATGGAGTAAATCATATATGGCCTACTAGGGATGATGTAGCTTACTTCTATGATTTCAATAGTATATAGTTGAGATTCATATGGACTGATTCTAACGGTAGAGATTTTGATACCGGTACTAACATCACTAACGCTCCTAGTATCCCTAGTGAAATAGTAGGATGGAGTTGGGGTTCGTCTGAAAATAGAACTCAACCGTTTTTATACTGGGGAGGCGATAACACTCAATCTGGAGCAGAGTGTGTAATGGTAGACATTAAATCCATACAAGATGTATATACTAATGATCCTAGTTTAACTATGCCGGAATAGTTAATTGTATAGCTTAGAGGAAACTGGTTTGGAAATAAAAATGACGGTATTGTGACTGTTGAATGTACTGCTTATAAAGGAGGAGTTATAGTAAAAGCATATCAAATGAAGGGTAGTGATATGGGAGTAACAGGTCAATCATTTGTATTCGCTGATAAAGATGGTTGGGTGTCTGAAGAAGGTATGCCTAATAAAATATGGGTTGGAGAAGCTGTTAAATACGTTGATAGATGGTATAAAATTAATCCTGTAGATGATAGCGTAGAAGGTATGCCCAATTTAACGATATAGAGAGACTTTACACATAAAGGTACTTTAAGTACTTCCGTTAATGGTTATGTTACATTTAATGGTAAATAGTATAAGACATGGAATGATTAGACTAATGTAGACGGAGATATAATAATAGGATCTGTTAGATGTCTGAATACTGATACTATGACTGAGGAAGGATAGATTAAAGTAATCGCTATGAATGAGAATGGCACTATATACAACGATAGTATAAGTACTGCATTCAGATATGGATATGTAGCGGGTAATAGTGAAAAGAGAGGTCAGCAGTTTATTAGGAGTTATATAAGCAGTAGAGACGGTTAGGCAGCAGATGAGGAATTTGCTGTAGTTAATTACTTTGATAAGACTGAAGCTGGTCAAGTTGTAGCATTAAATCCAATAACATAATGAAAACAATATTGTATATTTCAATGATGAATATACGAGATAGAAAGAATACGATACTCCAGAACAGGAGATTATTTAATTATTAAATATTTGCAAATATGGTTAAACAAGAAAATCCTAATTTCATAGCATCTAAGTATGCCCCAAACCCTAAAGAGGTTTCTTACTGGATTGACTTAGCAACAGACAGTACTGGTAATGTTATTAAGTCATATAGTCCTGATCTTAAGAAATGGATACCACTAAATAGAGATGCTAATGTAGACCAATGGACTCATATTAAAGAGATTGTCCAATCTGTTGGTTTAAACTATGATAAGAATAGTGACATTATATCTTTGCCTGATAATAGTAGCAATAACTACTTTAAAGGTACTAGTATAGTAGATGCTATTAATAAAGGTGATGCTGCTGTAAAAGCTCAAGTAGATAGGCTGGATACTAAGATTGATGATGTGAATGAAGACTTATAGGACTTCAAAGCATTAAAAGGTCAACCTAATGGTCTTGCTGAACTTGATGGTAATGGTAAAGTACCTGCTAGTCAATTGCCTTCATATGTTGATGATGTGATGGATGCATATGCTACTTATACTGTATCCCCTACTGGAGTACTTTAGGATATACAGTTATATGCAGATGCTGAACACGAAACTCCTATCGTAGGTGAGAGAGATAAAATCTATGTTAATGTAACTCCTGGTGAAGTAAGCTATCAATTTAGATGGTCTGGTTCACAATGGGTACACATCGATTCTAATGCTATTATCATTGGTGATATTACTGGTACTGCTTATGATGGTGGTAAGGGTAAAGCTATGGAGAATGTAGTTGGTTCTATGCCAGATAATTTATTAAGTACATTCCAGTTAGATCAGACAGATGTTAATAACATTACTATCAGTCTTACTGGAGTAGAAAAGAGCGGCGGTAAATATGTACAGTCTACTTTAGCTGATATTACTATTACTCCTGCTACTAATACTGTCGCTGGTTTAATGACTGGTGCTGAGAAGTTAGCCATTAATGAAACTCTTCCTGATGCAATTAATGATGAAAAAGTTGCAAGGGAAGCAGCTGTAAAAGAACTCAAAGCTAAGGATACAGAACTTCAAGGCAATATTGACAGTTTAGAGACAGCTTTAAATCAAGATATTACAGAGCTTAGAAGTACTATACTTAAAGTAAATGATAAAGTAGGTTTAACTGAAGCTAATGAAATGCCTGACTTATCAAGTACTAATTACTTAGCAGATAGTCCTAGTGCTATAAGTGCAGCTGTTACTCTTGATGAAGAGATTGGTAAGCTTAGTAGAAATGAGAATGAACTGTGGTATGGTGTTAAGTTTGACTTAGCTAATAGTTCTAGTCCTGATGGTGTACGTACTGGTAATATGGAAATGCATAGAACGCTTCCTATCCAAAGTAAGATGAGAGGGTGTACTATCAGCAATACAGATAATACTAAGAAATACTTAAAAGCAGATGACTGGACTAAGTGGGAAGACGGTACTACCTCATCTCAAGATAGTAGTGGGGTTGGTGTAGAAGCTTTTGTAGAGATTCCAGAACATTATAGATTACTTATAGCTACACCCGATAATACAGTTGAAATTCGTATGAGTGAATACAATCTTCCTGGTTATACTAAAGTAGAAAAGAAATATATTGGTGCATATGAGGGAAGTGTAAATCTAGATAGTTCAAGTCATAATAATTTATTAAGAACTCAAGTTCGTAATGCTGCTCCTCTAGTAAGCAAAACCAGAACGGAATTACAAACTATGGCTAGAAACAATAATAGAACTAATAACTGGAATATCTATACTTATGATGCTCACAGAGATCTTACTTGGTTATTCGTCGTAGAATATGCTACATTGAATAGCCAGAAAGCATTTAACGCTAGCTTAACTGCAGAAGGTTATCATCAAGGTGGTTTAGGTGAAGGTGTAACTACAGGATCTGTAAAGATAAATGGTGCTGATGCATGGTCATTTGTACCTTGTGGTACTACTAATTCGTTAGGTAATGGTACTGGTATAATCGAATATACACATACTAATACTAATGCAGAGGGTGCATCTACTGGTACTAAGGTAGTTAATGTTCCTAGATACCGTGGTATTGAGAATCCATTTGGTCATGTGTGGAAGAATGTAATTGATGTAGTAGTTGCTGGTACTGATAATAGTGTATACATCTGCAAAGATTATACTAAGTTTGGTACATTTGAAGGAGGAACTAATCCTACTGCAGAGCAATTAATTGCAGCAGGTTATGAATTACAAGACTTTAAAGAAAGTACAATTACTAGTCAATATGTAAAAAAACTCGTTAATAATAATTAGGCAGATCTATTCCCAACTGTAGTAGGAAATGGAGCTAGTGCTACAACTTATTATTGTGATTATCACTGGACTAGGGCTACAGCTACACCTAGAACTCTTCTAATCGGCGGTCGCTCGGCCGATGGGTCTACTGCGGGTTTGTTCTATTTGCTTTCTAGCGATGGGTTGGGCCATTCCTATGCGACTGTCGGGACTCGAATTACCTTCTATGGTGAACCGGCATTGCCAGCTGCTCCAGCTACATTAGAGTTAAATGATGAGGATTATGAACAATTGGATTCTATAGAATCTGAAGAAAACTGGTTTTAATTAACCAATAAAAGGTTGCAGTCGTGAGTAAATCAGCAGTAACTCAGACAATGAGTCTAATGCAGGTTTGTTCAATTTGAATTCTAACAATGAGTTAGACAATTCCAATGCGAATGTCAGGACACTGAAATACATTAAAAAAATTATAACTGACAAAAAATCAAGGGCTGAACCTTACCTCTTGGTAAAATATGACATGCTTCTTAAGTGCATTGGTAGCGAAAGTGAAGATGCACGAAGGTATTTCAGAAAATATTATTTATGAAGAGATATAATAATTTATTCGATAAGATTGTTAGCTTAGACAATTTATATTTAGCAGATAAGAAAGCTAGAAGAAATAAATCTAGTAGAAAAGATATCAAAGAGTTTGACTAGAATAAAGAAGAATTACTTAAAAAACTATAGCAGAATTTAATTAACGGTACGTATAAAACTTCTGAATATAATACATTTATAATCAGAGAACCTAAAGAAAGATTAATATTTAGATTACCTTATTATCCAGATAGAATAGTACATCATGCTGTAATGAATATAATGGAACCTATATGGGTATCTATCTTTATTAAAGACACTTATAGCTGTATTAAACACAGAGGTATTCATGAAGCATTACATAATGTTAAAGAAGCTTTAAAAGATGTAGATAATACTACTTATTGTCTTAAGCTAGATATCAGAAAGTTCTATCCTAGTATAGACCACGAAGTATTAAAAGGTATAATAAGAAAGAAGATAAAGGATTAGAAGTTATTATAGCTATTAGATGAAATAATAGATTCAGCAGAAGGTGTACCTATTGGTAATTACTTATCTTAGTTCTTTGCTAATCTGTATCTTACTTACTTTGACCACTGGCTTAAAGAAGATAAATAGGTTAAATATTACTTCAGATATGCAGATGATATAGTAATACTACATAAGGATAAAGAGTATTTACGAGAACTGTTTGAAGAAATGAAATAGTATTTAGATACTTTAAAATTAACTTTCAAAGATAACTATTAGATATTTAAAGTAGAAGACAGAGGTATATCTTTTGTAGGTTATGTAATAAGGCATGACTATACTTTAGTAAGAAAGAATATTAAGCGTAGTATGTGTAGGAAAGCTGCTAGATTAGGCAGAAAGAAACACATTACAGTAGAAGATTACAAACAAGAAATGTGTAGTCATATAGGATGGCTTAAACATTGTAATGGTATCAATCTATTAAAGAAAATATTACGCTATAAAGAGCTATTAGTTTATGCAAGAAGATTTTCAAAATAGAAACTTTAAATAAACCTTATCGTTATATAGTTATAATCTCAAACGGAATTTCGAGCCCTCTCAGATTTTACTCCCCTTTTAATCTGTTAGGGCTTTATTTGATTTTTATTATCAGCTACTATCTATGAATTACCAACAATTAGGAGAACATACTATGTCAATATTTAAGAACATGTTCAGTAGTGCGGATAAATGCGTAGCTTCTGTTATAACTGGGCTACTTTCTATATTCGCGCCTGTATGGGTTCCTATCACTACTGTCGGTATATTGATACTACTTGATGCTATCTATGGTTATAAAGTCTCTAAAAAATATGGGCATCCTAAGATTGAATCACATAAAGCATGGAAAACTATATGGAAGACTAGAGATGCAGCAGTAGCAATAACTAGTGCGTCAATAATAGATTAGCTGGTAGTAACCTCTATTAACCTGCATGCTGTAGAAATAGTAGCAGGAATGATAGCCTTAGTTGAGTTTTGGTCGTTACTAGAATCGTTTAGCGACTTATATCCTCAATGGAAAATATGGAAAATCCTCAAGAAGGTTATAAAAGCAAAAGGAGAGAAATATTTAGATATATCATTAGATAAAGAATTACCAGATGATTCCAATACTGAATTAGATAGTTAATTGGTTTACAAGGAATTTCAGAGCAGTCGCAGTAGGTTTAGTTAGTTTACTTATTGCGACTGTTTTTGTTTAGAACCATTAGCTACAGAAAAAGAATAAAGAGATTGACAGAATAACTAACAATGTTAGAGCTTATGAACAACTAGCATCCTAGAAAGAATAGTTAAACAGAGTACTATAGCTTACTATAGAAGAACTAAATACTAGTAATGATAGTTTATTGAAAGAAACCAAGGATGCCTAGAAAAAGCTTAAAATCAAAGACAAGAACCTAGCTAATATAAATGTAATCAATACCGAGATTAAAGATTCGGTTAGAACTATTATAAAACATAAGCTAATAGATTTCGACGAAGAACTTAAAATTAATCCATTAACAACTATCATAGTTAGTAGAAAGGATTCAATCCTTAAAGCCACATTAGATATTAAGAATCAATAGATTCTGTTTGTAGAAGAGAAGAAAGAATACAAGAATAAGTACCGTAACGGCTTTATTAGGTTCTTGCACTTTGATTGGAAACGTATACGTACCAAAAAATATCAGATAGTTAACAGTAATCCAATAATCAAGGTAACTGATACTCGTGTAATTGAGTTACCAAAATGATAATCAATATATTCAATAATATTAATCAATAATAATATGCATAGAATATTTCGTGTAAAGGCTTACGAAGCAGAACACGGTCCTCACTTCAATGAGGAACATGCCCGTAAAGCTGTAAGTAAAATGGAAAATGAGGATGGTACTCGTGGACCGCATTGGTCTGTAGAAGAAACTACCGCATTAGCTAGTCAGTACGGAATAAATCTGGGTAACAGATTTAACCGTTATGATTGGTTCGTAGCACTTAACATGGTTTATTCTGATTACTATAAAGTAATTATAAGTATGACTAACTCTAATAGTACTAAGCATTTTGTTGAATTGGCAAAGGCTTGGATCAATGATAAAGACATTGATGAAGGTAAGATGTGGTACTACTATATTTACGTTATGTGTGATAAGATCAGACAAGCTGAAATGGAATGCTATGAGGAAGAAGTTGAAAAGCGTGACAAATACGAAGAAGATGATGATGACGAATTTGAACGTATAGGCTTATTCCGTAGAGGTGGTAGAAGAGGTGGCATGATGCGTGGTGGTCGTAGAGTATATTCTACTAGCAGAGCTAGAGATTATGAAGATGACTATGAACGTATGCTCGAAAGAGAAAAAGAGTACGAACCTTACTCAGAATATGGACGTGGCAAAGCAGTTCGCTACGTTAGATATTAATAAAAATCAATTTTTAAATTAAATCAATTATGTTAGAAGATAGAATTATTGTGCAGGATCGTGGTATTGATGCTGGTCTTGCTGCTTTAATGCAAAACGCTAATAAAGGTATGGATCCGGCTGCTTTGATGGCTATGATGAACAACGGTGGTTTCGGTGGAAACGGCGGTTGGTGGTGGATTTGGATTATTTTGATCTTCTTCTGCTGGGGTGGTTTTGGTGGTAACGGTTTCGGTCGTGGAGGTAATGACGCAAGTCGTTTAGCTTCTCAGCTGAATAATGACGCTAACACCAACCTGTTAATGCAAGCTATTAATGGCAATAAGGAAGCTATAAGCTCACTGTCTAATACTTTGAATTGTGATATTAATGCTGTTCAGACAGCTCTTAATACTATCAATTCTGGTGTAAGTCAGATTTCTTGTGATACTAAATTGTCTAGCTGTGAAGTAATTAATGCTATTACTTCTGGTAATGCAACTCTTGCTTCTGAGTTGGCTAACTGCTGCTGCACTACTCAGAGATCTATTGATGCTGTAAATAACAATATTACTAAGATGGGTTATGAAAACCAGCTGTCTGTATGCAATCAGACTAACAACTTAGTTAATACTATGAACAGTAATACTTTAGCTCTTCGTGATAGTGGTACAGCTAATACTCAATCTATAATTGCTAAGTTAGATGCTATGCAGAATCAGGCTTTGCTTGATAAGATTGATAGTTTACGTGAGAGAAACTCTACACTGCTTACTCAGTTAAGTCAGGAACACCAAACGGCTACTTTCGGTAATATGATTAGCTCTGCTACTGCTCCGATTGTAACTAAGTTGAATTCTTTACAATCAGATGTAGATGGTATTAAATGCAAATTACCTAATACAGTAAGCGTTCCTTATCCGCAATTGTCATGCTATAATCCTGAAATATTTAGAGCTGCTGCTATGGGAGCTTATGCTGGTGATGCAGCCTTTAATGGAGTAGGTTATAACAATGGTTGTGGTTGTGGTTGCTAATAAAGAAAGGAGGTAATTATGTATCCTTTCTATAATGTACAACCGTTATTCCCGTTTTGGGGTCCGTTTTTATTTGGAAGGCGTCGTAGAAGATTAAATACTATATCTGGTATTCCAGTACTCAAAACTACTGGAGTAGTAGCTACTTCTACTGAAGTAAGATATGATGTTAACTATCAAGAGTATAGAAGTTTGCCAAACGAAGGATTGTTCTTTCTGGATGTAAGACAGTCTTCTGCTGAAGCTAGCGCTTCATTACCAGTAGGTTTATCAGATGGTAACAGTGAAAATAATAATCAATCTATGCTTCGCAACGCTTTACAAGAAGATGTACAAGCAGGTAACCTACAACTAAACTTTAGATATTTAATATATTATAATAAATGTAATAATGTCTATTAGTTAGTGAATGCTTATCCTGCAAATATAACTGCACCAAGTGCGTAATAATAAACAAAGGGCTCTTAATTGAGCCCTTATAAAACTAACTTATTATGTTATTCAATCAATTAAATATAGGTGATAAGGTATATATAATAGAAGTGGTTGGGACATTCAAGAAAACTACTGAGTATAATGAAGGTTCTGTTACTCAAGTAAGTTCAATATATGATGAGCCACTACCACCAGGGTAGTTCCCTATGCCTAATCAACCCAGAAAGAAAGTAGTAGATATAACTATATAGTGTAATGGAGAAACTAAAAAGTTCACTATACCTGAGAATAAGTCAGTTATAACAGATAATTCTATAGGTCTTACTATATCTACTGATAAACAAGAAATTATAAATATAGTACGTAATCAATATGATACGTACAAATAGAGGAAAGAGGCAATAGCTAAATGCGATGAAGAAATGGCTAAGTGCCAAGTATTATTAGATAAGCTGGGAGTAGATAATGAACCAGCTAGAGAGAATGATAAAATATTAGAACTATAGAAAGAAGTTAGTGAGTTGAAGAATATAATAAGGAAAGCTAATTAGATGGTCCCACCACCTATGAAGGAAATGCTCCCTTAGGATATGAAGAATGCTATGGATAAGGTTGGTCAATAAGATCAACCTTTTTTTGTTTTAAGCTTGTGTAAGAAACGCTATTAGTTAAGGTAAGGGATTGTAAGCTACAATACGTAAAGTGTCTCTAAACGCCTTAAAATGCGTTTTAAGCTTTATAACGTTATTAGAAATAAGATATGACACTTAACTAGTTAATTGATAATATTCTACTTATTGCTCGTAATAATAATATTGCAGAGTCTGAGCATTTAAGTAGAGCACAAATTGAAAAGTGGATTATAGGTTACAGAGCTATGTTAATTAAATAGGATATAGATAAAGGAAGAGATATAAATGAATTATATCTTACTACTATAGAACCTATTCACTTAGATCGTGAAGAAACTGTACCAGGTTACTTTACTTATGTAGGAGATAAAGAACTCCCTAAGTTAATAGACTTTAACTATAGACCTGGAGTAATAAATGTACGTGATATGTTTGGTAATATAATTTAGATAGGTAGTCGTACTAAAGCTAAATTATAGAAGTATAGAAAAGCTACATGTAAAGACTATATTGCATGGGTTAAGAATAATAGGATATATGTAGATGGGGATTCTAATCAGCTAGAGTATATCAGTGTAGATGTAATAGCTGAAGATCCTACAGAACTTAATGCTTGTTTTGATCCAGATGGTGAGTTTCCTATACCGTCTGCAATGATACCAGTAATAACACAAATGATAATGCAAAGAGAATTATCTGTTATGATTACTATGCCTAGCGATGATAGTAATGATGCACATGATGATACGCAGAATAGAGTTAATAATAAATGAGAGAGAGATTAAAATATTAGAGAAAGTGCTATACTATTGCCGATTATTACATAAGCTATAAGGAGTATATAGAACCTAATACTTAGTATGATGTAGATTTAAAGACTTTTAAAGCTATAGTTACTGATTACTTTAAATACATTAAAAACGAAATAATGTATGAATGTAAGGAAGTAAAGTTACCATGCAGATTAGGTACTTTGCAAATCATAAAGCATCAACCTAAAGAGTATTCAGGTAAAAGCCTTAGATGGGATTGGAAAGCTACTAAAGAAATAGGTAAACCAGTATATTTACTTAACGAGCATAGTAATGGATGGAAGTACAGATTCTTCTGGTCTAAACAAGGATGCTTACTAACTAATAAAGGTAAATATCAATTTATAGCATGTCGAGATAATAAACGAGAGTTAGCTAAAATAATTTTTAATAGATTAAAAGATTATCCTGAAAAATGATAAACAATCGAATGATTAGCTCTGCATCTGTAGTTGCTAAAGTAATAGCTGATTTGGATCTTAAAGAAGACTAGATTAGAATTACTGATATCCGAGAATGGATTATGGAAGGAATACTTAAGATAGGAGCTGTACAATAGTATGAGCATAAGGTAGCTATATTACCAATAGAATGCCATTAGGTTGCTTTACCTTGTGATTTATATAAATTAGGTCAAGTGGCATTTTCATTCTGTAATGGAGGAGGATGGTTACCTATGAGGAAAGCTACTTCTAGTTTTGGTGTATTCCACGACCGTGAATGTAGTAATGAACCTTGTATGTTAATTCCAGATACTGCAATGTTTCCATTAGTAAAGAATATGTTCAATTTAAATACTGATAGAGAAGCATTAGAAAAGTTAAATGAAGACACTAATTTACGACAAACATTAAGTATATTACTTAATCAATGGACAGTAGGTACAGTAAATGGTAAATTTGTTCCTGGAGTAGTAGATCATAGGGATGGTACTATGTTTAGTAATGAATTACAATATACTACTAAACCTGGTTATATTAATACATGTATGCCTAGAGGATTTGTTAAAATATCCTATTATGCTATATATACTGATGAAGACAGTATGCCAATGATACCAGATTTAGAGTCTTATAAAGAAGCTATATACTGGTATGTTACTATGAAGTTAATGTATCCTAAAAAGTTAAAAGGTCAGATAAGTCAAGGAGATTACTATGATATACGTAACTCTTATAACTTCTATCGTAAGTAGGCATATGCAGAAGCGATGATGCCCACTGTAGACGATTTAGAAACTATTAGTAATATCTATACTAAATTATACCCTGAAATTAATGATCATAGTATGTTCTTTTCTACTAGTGGAGATGAACAAAATATTTATAATTAGAATAGATTATGATAAGTAATACTGCACAAGTTAATACATTTACGGGTGGTCTTAATATGGACTAGGACGTAAATTTGATACCGGATACTCAGTATAGATATGCTGAGGATGTTCGTGTTATCACTAATGATGGAGGAACTACAGGAGTATTACAAAGTATAGAGAACCCTAGAAGATACGATACTATTATACCTAAAGATGAGACAATAATAGGTACTACTACTATAAATGATATTGCGGTAGTAATAACTAAAACATCTGATAACATTAATAAGATATACAGATTAATGGGGTTCAATACCAACATGCCTCAAATCAAGTTAGTATGTAAAGGAGCTTTAGGATTATGTGAAGATTTATCTAAAAATCCTACACTAAGTATTGTAGGTAACTATGAATCAGATACTAATATAAAGATATACTTTACTGATGGAAACAGTCCTATTAAGATTGTTAACATAATGAGTAATAAGTATATAGACAATTCTAATCTTATAGATGAGAATGGGAATATAATCAATCCTGGTTCATTAGAAATAACTCCAGTAGTAAGTTTATTGCCGTTTAAATTCCGTTGGTTATCCGAAGGTAACCTTAAAGCTGGAATGGTAACGTATTGTTATCAATTATTTAATGTGCATGGCACTGAAACTGTTACTTCTCCAATGAGCGAGCTAATTCACTTAACAAATAGTGTAACTAGCCAAGGTAGTTCTGAATATAAAGGTACTGGCTTGAATAAATCATCTAACAAATCAGTAATGTTATCTACTGAATTATCTCTTTAGGACTTCAATAAGTTAAGAGTAATACGTCTATTTTATGAATAGAACAACTCTACTCCTGTTATTAGTATAGTAGATGAAATAGATATTCCAGATGGTCAAACAGATATTCAGTATGTAGATTATGGTTCTACATTGAGCGATATATCCATAGATGAATTTAATGCTATGACTGGTTATTAGTTTATAGCGTAGACTCTTGCTAAGATGCAAAACAGACTATTCGCTGCTAATGTAACAGAGAATACTTGGATACCAGAAGATGAAGATGGTAATGACTATGATGCTAGAGCATATAGGGCTAATTCAGAAGGAAGCATATAGTTATTATCTAGTTTAGATAGTAATAACATTCGTCTATCTATAACAGATGATGAAGCCATTAAGCGTATTCCTATTACTCACGATTGTATAAATCCTTTTAATAACACAAAGTATACAAAGGATGCATCTAATTCCTAGAATGTATATATATATAATAAGGAAGGTGAATTAGGTGGTTATGGTATTAATATAGAATATTCATTCATAACTACAGATATAAATTTAAGTAATAAACAAGATAAGTTTAGATTAGATCAATCCTGTAGTATGAATGTATCTGCTGTTAGAAATAATACTAGATACATTAATAGAGGTACAGACAAGATGCCTGAGATAGTACAACCTACTAAAGAACAGTAGAACAATTCATATATACCTAACTATGCTGATCCTTATATAGCTGCTAATTATAGAGGTTACCAAAGAGATGAGATATATAGATTTGGTATAATATTCTACAATGATAAATCGGTAGCTTCTCCCGTACTTTGGATAGGTGATATTAGAATGCCTCATGCTTCTCAAATGCCTCCGTTTAGATATGAAAATAATACTCTTATAGGTAATGCTTTAGGTGTAGAATTTAAAGTAAAGAAAATGCCTATAGGTGCAGTAAGTTATGAGATAGTTCGTTGTGATAGAACTGAACGTGATAGAACTGTAGTTATGCAAACAGTAGGTAGTTACGTATATGAGTATAGAATTCAAGAACAGGATAAATATGTAGGATAGGGATCTGAATTAGATAGTAGTTTGGAGATGAGACCTACTCCTTTCTTCTGTAGTTTGATTGGTGAACAATTAGCAATATCAACAGGTACAGCGGAAGATATCGGTAATTTCTCTCTTACTATGAGAGTAAATGATTATATACGTTTAGTATCTCCAGAAATATGTGTACAGGGTGATGATGCAACTAAACTGTTTGAAGGAAGTGTATACTTAGATGGTATAGGCTCATACTATTCTCCATTTGTAGGTGGTAAAGTAAATGATAGCAAGTTTGATGATTTTAAAGATAACTATGTAAATGGTAATACTATTGGTAATAGTGTAAGTCGTAGTATATTTGCTGCGGCGGATTACGTTACTCAGATAGATGGTAGAGTATTGCAGCAAGATACTGTGCCATATGTAGGTTATGGTAGTAGATGGGGTCTTAATGTATTAGCTGTAGGATTCCCTTATCAAGATAGTAGAGGTAATAAGGTATACCGTGGAGCATCAATAGCTAAATATTTCGTTCCAACATTTGGGCAATCTCAATCTACATCATATATTGAAGATGCTAAATATCCGCCTAACATAGACTATAACATGTATGGGGCTCCAGATGTAGTGGCTAAAAGAATAAATGTTGGTAATAGAACTTATACTAATTACTCTATGTCTGACTTTATTCACAATGATAATCAATCATTACAAGGTCCAGCTGGTCCGTGTATTATAGCCCATGTACCAGAATTATAGAATGTATTCTCTGGATTTAATAGTGTACCTACTAACAAATACCCAGAGCTCCATCCATTTGATTCTACTAATGCTATTCCTGTATTTAATGTTAAACGTGATGGTAATTCTATATATGGTGGTAATACATTCTCATCTAGATAGAATTCTGTATACATAAGTATAGCAGCACATGATAGTAAGTATGTATTTGGAGGAGATACGTATCTAAGTCTATTGGATTATCCAAATACTATGTTATTCCAATTGCCTGATGCTAAGGAATGGGACGGAATGAAGAATTACATAGGTGCTTATATACCATTTGAAAGTTCTATTAATATGAATTTATTCCACGGAGATCAGATTCATAGAACAGTAACTAGTTCAAATTTTGCAGACTCTTGGTTGCAGTTAGAGCCTACTTAGATGTAGGATATACACGTACAAGATCTTCCTTACTTTGTATATAATTCTGTTTATTCCGCATAGAATACTGGTAAATTATATGTACCTAATTCTATGTACGCTGATAAAGATGTAAAGTATACTAATAGAATATTAACTTCATAGGCTAAGACTAATAATGAAGTAATAGATTAGTGGTCTAAATTCAAAGTAGCTGATTACTTAGATGTAGATAATCAGTGGGGAGACATAACCAATCTAAAAGTATTCAAAGATAGACTGTTCTATTTCCAAGATACTGGAGTAGGAGTAGCTTCTGTCAATGAAAGATCACTTATTACTGACGATAATGTAAATCAACTAGTATTAGGTACTGGTGGTATATTAAGTAGATTCGACTACGTAACTACTACTAATGGTTCGTCTATTAAGAATGACAAGAGTATAATTAATTCAGATAATGTGCTTTATTGGTACGATTATGATAAGAACGAAATATGTTCTTATACAGGTCAAGTAAGTTAGTTATCTAAAGAAAAGCAGGTACAATCTTACTTTAATAAAAACATTAAAGAAGATAGGGGTAAAGCTATGTCCTTATTTGATAAGAAGTATAATGAGGTATGGTTTAATGTACTAAATAAACCACTAGTATTTAATGAGTAGTTAGGTAGATTTACATCTTTCTACACATTTAACCCTAAATGGTCGTTACCTATTTCTGATAGAGTAGTAGCAATAAAAGACAATGAATTGCATACTATACATGATACTGGAGTAATAGGGTTAACTCCTTTAGATAGAAAAGCTAAATTAGAAATAGTTATTAATAAGAATGCTCCTTATACTAAAGTATTTGATAATGTTAGATTACAAGGAGAGTTTAGAGATGGTAATCAAGAGTCTATTAAGGACGATATCATAGATTATATGAAATTCAGTACCAAACATCAAGAAGCTATTAGAGAGCATACTGAAGAAGAACTTGATGAAGAAGGTAATGTTATTACTCCTGAACAACATATAATAACCGATTATAGAGAAGATACATTTAGATTCCCTATACCTAGAGCAGATAAGAATGAAGATGCGTTATCGTTACCTGCCAGGTTAAGAGGTAAATATATGATATGTGATTATGAGTTAGATTCTGATATAGATCATACTTTTGAAATACCATAGATTACAACAACATACAGAAATTCATTAATTTAATATGAAAAGTAAAAAGAAAACAAAAGTACCAGCATATGCATTTGGAACTCAATTCAAAGAAATTGGGAATAACGTGCTTGAAAGTGCTCCTGATATATTAAATACTTTAACTACTCCTTTTTAGAAATCTAACGCTACTACAGGGGGACAAGCTGCTGCACAATCTGTAAGTGACATAGCCAGTGGTGCAGCTACTGGTTATAAAGTTGCTGGTCCAATTGGTGCTGCAGTAGGAGCAGGTATAGGGCTAATAGGTAGATCCGGTGAAGAGGCTAGAATGACTTCTTTTACTGATTATGATGAAGGTAGTCTTGGTAGTGGTCTAATTGGAGCATTCGGTAATAGAAAACTTCGTAGGAAAAGAGCAGCAATTAAGAAGAATGCTTATAGCAATAGAGCTGCTGTGCAAGGTACTAATTACCTGCAAAGTGAAGTGTATGATGATATGATTGGTATGAATACAGATACTATGGCGAATGGAGGTATATCCTCTTCTCTAGCATATGTAGATGATGGTGAATTGATATAGACTCCAGATGGAAGTATAAGCAAAGTACCAGAGAATAATAAACCTACTGACAGTAATTTAGTTAGTTTACCTGAAGGTAGTAGAGTATTAAGCGATAAGCTTAAAGTACCTGGTAGAAAAGAAACATTTGCACAACTTGGTGAGAAAATGATGGCAAAAAAGAAAAGTAAATATAATGACAGATTTGCAGAGAATGCAGCAAAACTAAATGAAATGAATAATAATATGTTTCATGATCAGTTGTTTGCTATGTAGGAATCTGTTAAACAAAGTAAAGGTATTAAACCTAAGACTAAGTAGATACAAGCAGCTGCTTTAGGTGATGAGATTAAACCTGGTTTAGGAGATAGAATAGTAGATGCTATCTATAACCCTAATCGTAAATGGGGAGCTGGAGTACAATGGGGAACTGGTAATAATCAATGGTATCATGTGCCTGTTAATCCTAGTAATACTCAAACTACTTCAAGTAGACGTAGAACTACTTCTTCTACAAGTACAGGATTAATTGATGAAGGTAAACCAGAATTACCATTTACTTGGTATGGTACAGTTAATCCGCTGAAACCAAAACATCCAGAGTTACTAACTGCTACTAATAGTGAAATGGTAGGTTTAGGAGACGCCCTTACTTCTCAAGCAGATAAGGTTACTACTTTACCTAAAAGTAATGCTTATAGTAAACCTGAGCCTGATAATAATAAATTTAATTGGAGTTCTGCTTTGTCAGGGATAGCTTCTTTAACTCCTATTATGTCTAATCTATTTACTGGTAGACCTGAAACAGTTGATGCAGTATATAATCCTTATACTACTAGTATTAGTAATACGATGCGTAGACGTAGATATGATATTAGTCCTGCTATTGAAGATTTAAACCGTAATAGAGCTACTAGTAATTATAATGCTAGTCAGATTAATACTAGTACTGGAGCTAATTTAGCTTATAGATTACAGTCAGCTGTTAATACTGACAGAGCTATAGCTAGTTTAAGATCTCAAGAGAGTAATGTTAACAATCAGTACTTAGGTGATTATGCTAATACTATGAATAGTTTAGGACAGCAATGGGTTAATGCTACAAATATGGCTAATGAAGCTAATGCTCAAAATAGAGCTACTGCTAGAAATATACGTAGAGATGGTTTAAGTCAGTTAAGTCAATGGGCTCAGAATAGAGAGTTAATGCGTAATCAGGAAGCTAGAGATATGGAAATGTGGCCTTTGTATCAAAGATTCTTACAAGCTGGTTTTACTGAGGATGATCTCAGAGCTATGATGAATTCTAATCGTAGTACAATAAAAAGAAAAGGAGGTAAATGATGCAAGCTAATAGATACGATAGAGCTGCAGAAGCTCCTATAATGAATACATATGTACCAATTAATTTTGGTGAATTGTATAGAATAGGTTAGGCACAAAGACAAGCTGTTGAACAAGCTGCTAATGAATTTACTAATACTGTTAGTAAGTTTGGAGAATTTCAATCTCCTTCTGCTGTAGATACTTAGAGATACTATGAGAACTCTTTAGGAAAGATAAGAGATTTAATAGATGAAGCTGCTACTAATCCAGATGCTATGAAAGATGCTAACTTTAGAGCTAGATTAAATTCTCGTATTGCTAATCTTGATTATGCTACTCTTAGTAATTTAAAGCAAAGTAGAGAAGGAATGCTAGCAAGACAAAAGGCTAATTAGGAATTAATGATAAAGGGGATGTATAATCCTCTTTGGCATGATGTGGATTTCACTAACTATAACACAGTAGATAGTGGAATATTTAATGACGTAGCTCCTTTAGCTTATAAATCTGAAGTAGACTTAGTGAGACCATATGTAGATAATCTGAAAGCTAGTTTCATGGGAGTTAAAGATGGATGGATTCATCAAGGAGTTTCTACTGATAGAACAGATTATGAAATACAAAGAAACTTATCTAGTATATAGAATACTCCAGAATATCAAAAGCATTTAGAAGTATTACAAAGACAAGGTCTTAGTAGACAGGATGCTGAAGAGCAACTTAATAGAACACTTATTACAGCAGGTAGAGAATTTGCTTATGACCAAGCAGAACGTGATCCAATGGCTGTAGCATTAGCTAGAAGAGCAGGCGCAGGAAGTCAACAGAATCGTTTACTTAATCTAACTGATCAATTAGAGATAACGGCAAGAGATACTTTTGCTTCAGCTTTAAAAGATGCACCTACAGTTCAAGATGCTAGAAAGAAACTCAGTGATATGTTTACTCTTAGTGCTAAAACTAATAACAGTTTAAATAGTGCAATTAACGATGTTATTGGAACTTTAAGTAGTGGTATAGGTGCTGAGGCAAACGAAGTATTAACTGCTCAAGGAACTCAGACGGGTAAGATGACTTCTCAAGGTTGGAGAGTAGGTAATTCTTCTTCTGAGTTCTTACTTAGAAAACGTCTTGCTGAGAATTTAATGGATAGAAAGATTGGTAGTAGTAGTAAGTTACAAGATGATTTTGAAAAGGGGCAGTTTAAGAATTTCTTAGTAGCTGGAACTCCGAATATTACTACAGATGGTTCAAACATATTCCATAATAAATACATTTTTATTCCTAAATCAGAAATAGATAAAGGTAAATATACAGCTAGAGATCTAGCAGAAGTACAAGGAGATTGGGTAAATCTCGACGAAGATCAGGTAAGAGTAACTGAATCTACAAATGATTATGGTGAAACTAGAACTTCGATTAATACCGCTCTTAAACAAGGCACTTATTTAAGAATTCCAGTAAGTACAGTTGTACCCAGACGCGGTTTAGAAGCAGTTGAGAATGATGCGTTACATGCTAAGAGTAGAAACATAGGACAAGACATTAGAGATGTAATGCAAGCTCAATCTGAAAGTAACAGACTATTTTAATATAATATTATGAGTAGACAATAGAACTATACTCTAGGTAAAAATACAGATAATAATATCGCTAGTGAATACCCTAATTATACCTTACAAGGTGACTATGGGTATTCATACGATTCTAGATCAGATTATTACCAAAGAAGATTAGAAGATAGAGAGAACGATATAAACTACGATAATAAAACTACTAATGAAGATTCTACAAAAGATAGTAAAAGTAGAATATCTAATTGGTGGACATCTAGAAGTATGCCTGAATTACTTCAGTCTAGTGAAGACGCAGATGATAAGGATAAGAATATCACTGTCCTAGACTATATGTACGATGAAGCTGAGAAGTCTGGAGACATAAAAGCTTTAGATGTATATCGTAGTTTTATGGAAAAGAAGGATCAATCTAAATTAAGTAGATTATAGAATGAAGTTAGAGAGGGTGAAGCTAACTATTTAAATTCTATTAATCTAGCTAAAGATTATCTTACAAGTAAACAAGAATTAATTGATTTACAAAGATAGATTGATTCTGCAACAGATTGGACACCTACGCAAATTCAATCAGCTCAGAATAGAATAATTGAACTAGAAGATAATATTAAGAATATAGAAAATGGTGTAAACCAATTAGATTAGAACGGTAACATCATATATCATCAACCTGGTTTAAAAGAGCTAGCTAGAACTAATCCGTATTTACAGGATATATTCTATGAGACTAGACCTGGTAAATTATTCAGTACTGATAAATTTGGTTCTGTAACAGACTTATGGAAATACTATAGTTTTGACTGGCTAGCAGAAGATTATATTGGTGATCTTAATCCTGGTAATAACTTTAAGCACTTATTAGCTAATGACGGTATAAACGATGCAATCTTTGGGAGAACTCATCAATTATCTCCAGATCAAATAGAATATATGTGGAGTAGTAAAAACCAAGGCAGCAATTTAGCAAAACAGATTGAATAGCTTAATAATGCTGAAAAGGTTGTAAGTTCTCGTTTAGCTGATAAAAATCAGTAGATACAAAGTATGATACATACTTTAAAGCACGGTAATTGGTTGTATGACCCAAGTAAAATATCTGCTGAGTTTAGAGAAAAACAAGAGAATAATCAAATATCTGCATTTAATCCAGAATCTTGGATTTATGCATTACCAGAGTTAGGTACTAGTTATTCTGAATTTGGAGCTATGTTAGGACAATTTGGTACTAGCATGGCTGCCAAATGGGCATCTAAAGCAGTTATGGCTGCAGGTTCTGGTGGTACTGCTCCTTTATTAATTGGTGCTGCAGAATTAGCTACTCAAGCTGCTATTACTAATTACACTCGTAATTCAGAAACTCAAGCTGAAGTATTTGATTCATTTAAGTAGAGAGTATTAGAAGGCGCAGATTAGATGAGAATTAATCTTCCCAGTGTAATACAATCTGCCGATGAGTAGCTAAAAGCCAGAGGATTTGATACTTCTGAAATGACAGATTATGAAGTATTAGAAAACGCTTTATCACAGAATATAATCACTCCCGACGCTAATTTTAATTAGCTAGTAAATGATTCTCAAAAAGGTCTAGATGTAGTTAGATAGACTAATCAAGCTTTAATGTTATCTGACTTAGCTCAAGGTATGTTTATGTTTGGTGGTTCATATATGAAGAACTACTTTGGTTTACAGAAAGCTGCTAAAAGAGCTATAGGCAATCGTGGTATAACATCTAGATTAGAGACTGCTGTAACTGACAGATTACGTAAAGATGATTTATATGTAGCAGCTGATGGTATTATAGATCGTACTATTGCTAGAGCTGTAGATAAAGCGTGGAAAACTCCTGGAGGTAAAACTAGAGCATACAATGCCATAAGTAATCTCACTAACATTGGTAAGAAATTAGGCGTTTCTTACTTCATGGAAAAGATAGAAGAAGGCCAACAGGGAGTAGTAAGTAATTACTATAGAACCGGTAAGTATGATAATGCTGGAGATTATAGTCTGTTGTAGGGGGCTGCTAATGCATTAAAATTGGCAGTAGAAGCGTATATGGCATACTATGGTATTCACCCAGATGAGAATCTAAATGGTGATGCTGATTTACGTAAATCTATGGATATAGGTGGATTTACTGGATTATTTATGTCTGGAGTATTTAGTTCACCTGACGTATATAGTGCTACTGCTCAATATCTTACAGATAGTAATCTGAGAGGTTATATTGCTGACGGATATGGTAATGCCGAAAGACAAAATAAAGTAGAGCAGTTTATGAATGCTGCTAGTTCTGATGGGAGAAAAGGTTATTCTAGAATAATCAATAACTTAGAAACTCTTAAGGATAAATTTAAACCTGAAGGTGTTACTAATGAAATGATTGATGAAGACATAAGATTAGTAAACAATATAGAAAGATTATCTAATAATAAGTCTTTACGTAGTATAACTGATGAACTAGGAATAAATAATGATGACTTTATATCTGTAGTAAAAAATGCTGTATATATTCAAGATAGATTAAAAGATGCTAGTGAAGCATCTGAAGCTTCTACTAGAGAAATAGAAAGTGTTATTCAGAAAATAAGAGAAGATGCTGACTTAAAAGAAGAAATAAAGCAGCATTATTCTGATTATTTAGCTCGCTATGATAAAAAACGTAGTGATAGAAGAAGACAGATAGTTAATGATTTACCTGCATCTGATATTACTTCTAGAAGTAAAAAGGAATTATCTGAATACGTAGACCAATTATTAGGTAAAAGAAGTGTACTGTCTGAAGAAGAGTATGCTAATGAATTCATGGGCAGAATGGTTGCTGTTCAAGATTACAACGACTTACTTACTCTTAGAGATGAACTTAATTCAAGAAAGCAGGATTTACAAAGACTAAAAGAGGATAAGAATTTAGATGTAAATGTAGATGGTATATCTGGTATTATAAAGTATGTAGAATCTCAAATAGAAGAACGTAAACCAGTTATACAGCGATTCTTAGGAGAAGAAGTAGGAGAACAGGTAATGGATCTTGGATTATCTGTTCCTTTTGCAGATCAATTATCTGTAGCTACCATAAGTAAGTATGTTAATGATGGGGCAAGAGCTGATTTATTCGCTCATGCTTTAGCATATATTACTGGAAAATATGTAGGTGATACTAGATTGTATAAACCTACTTATAATAATCTTACCGAAGAACAGCAGAAGCAAATACTTACTAATGAGATGTAGGCAGACAAGATCAACGGTAAGACTAGAACTTCTGATTAGATTATATAGGATTATGATAACTCTGTAAATGAAGAATGGAATAAAGATGATAAACTTGCTGACTAGGATTTAGTACAGCGTAAAAGAGCTATGTCTGTTATTCAGAAAGATTTACAGCGTAAAAAAGATCAAGAGCAAGTAAGTAGAGAGGAGATAGCTGAAGATACTGGTAATTTAGCAGATATAGAACAAGGAACTCCCAATACTGAAACAAAAGCTCCAGAGGTTGCTCCTATGGATGAAGTAGAGGAGGTTACTATACCAGATGTATAGATAGCTGAATAGGAAATAAGTAGTCTAGAAGATCAACTAAATATGTTAGAGGAAGCTATAGAAGGCTCTCCTTTACAAGATAGAGTAAGTGTAGATGAGGTGGAAGCTGATGTGGAAATGGATGGTGTTACTAATACTAATCAAGATATAGAAGATGAAGTATAGATGCAGAATCCAGCTGAAGAAGTTACATCAGTAGAACCTACAGATATTGCTGAAGAGGCAGAAGAATAGCAAACAAATGATTCTACTGCTGAAGAGTCTTAGGGACAACAGGAGGAAGTAGACGATGCTCAATTTGCTCCTGCTGAGGAATCACTACAGGACGAGGAAGAAGGATCTGCAGAATAGCCTACAGTAACAGAAGTAGAAGATACTCCTGCAGCTTCAGATATTGCTCCTCAAGTAGAGAATCCGGTAAATATTACAGAAGTAGAAGACACCCCAAAATCTGATGAAATTTTTTATGATGCTTAGAATGATTAGCTAGTGTACATGCCTGATGGTAATCCTGAAAACGGAATACCTGTAAATGACCAAGATATATTAGAACAATCTGCATTTGAAGAATCATACGATTTTGATTCCAGATTGTAGGGCCCTTCTTCATATTATAATAGGTCTACTAATGGTTGGGTAGCTGCTAGAAAGAAATTCAGAAGATTACATATAGCTAATACTTTCTTCTTCCAGCCTAATACAGATGAAGTTATGCCTATTACTGTAGCTGGTAAATCTGTAAAGTTTGTAGGTAAAGATGGTGGTAAAGTTGATAGAAGACCAGGTAGAGAATTAGCTGATAATTTAGCTATTCCGGGATGGTTATCAACAGCTGATGATATATACTTTGTAGTTACATCCTTTAAACATGACATGTCATTTGATAGTGCTATAGATAATTTAGCTATTCACGTGATGATAGAGAAGGATGGTAAACTGTATAATGCATCTGTTAGAGCAATCAATTAGAGTCTGTATGACCGTATGAGAGATACGGAAATGACTTAGGGTGAAATAGATGAGTAGATATAGAAGTTAAGAGAATTGAGAGCTAAGATAATTAAGGCTTACGCTCCAGAATATTCTACTACTAAAACATTACCATTAACTGCTAGGAAGCATGTTAAACCTGTAGGAATAAGAATAAGTAACGGTCAGCTTGATAATCAAGTAGATGAGGCAGGATTACCAAAGTTTAGAAAGCTAACTGAAGTAAGTGATTTTGGTATAACAGAAGATGCTATTGCTATGTCTGAACAAATAACTAGTGGAGATATCCAGTTTGGATATGGTACGGGCCCATTTGGTGTTGATCCTTTCTCTATAGATGATATGTTTACTAGAGATAAGACTGAAACACAAGGTATAGGTTATGCTGGTAAAATATACTTTATACCTAAACCTGAGGATACTCCTTCTGGTACTGCTACATTGCCTATTATGTTATCTGAGGAATTGCATAGAATATCTGGAGTAAACAATCCAGAGCAGGTTAAATTAGCCTTCAATGCGGACGGCACTCAAAATGTAGATGAGCAAGGAAAGCCTGTCGCTCCTTCTACTGCTGAGTTAATATTTAATATTATTACTGGTCAAACGTCAGTAAGAGGTTCTAATGCTAAGATAATTGATTCTTTCTTATTGTCTCTGTTAGCCAATAGTGGTTCCAATACATTTACTAATGGTTTAGAAGGAGTAGAAAGAATTAAATATAATTTCTTAGTAAGAAAGCAATTAGGTATATATACTGATGATAAAGGTAATAGATTCTTTGTTAATGGATACTATAGTGAAGATGCTACTGTATATACTCAAGAAGGTCCTAGAACCGAAAAGAGATTCAGTACACAATTTACTAACTTAGCTACTTTAACAGATTTTGAAAAGAGAAGAATAGTATTCTAGATTTCATAGAATATACACTGGAATACTGATAAGGATGTATTAATGTCTGAATTCCCTCAAGAATTTATAGACTTACTAGTGTCTATAGCTAATAGTTCTCCTAATCTAGTAAAAGACGAAAACAGTAGAATACCTATATTCTCTAAAGACTTAACATTTTCTTTAAAAGAAATAGGTTATACTTTTAAAGACGGTAAGGCTGTAAAGGTATCTGGTTCTCCTCTAGTAATTACTTGGGCTATTAATAATGGAATATTAAAGACAGATTTAGGTGAACATGCATTTTATGCTCCATTTATATATGCAGATGATGCTACAATAAATAGAGAAGAATTATAGAAACAACAAGATAAACCTAAACCTACTGTTAATACTCAAGATAAAGTAATAGAAGATGTAAGCAAACCTTCTCAAGCTAAGACAGCTAGTGGTAAGAAAGTTGTAATTGCAGAAAGAGCTACTCCTGAGAATCTTGAGAAATATGGATTAAGTATACCAGATAATGGAATGAAAGAAAGTCAATACCTTAAATGGGGTATTGTTCTCAATCCTAAGACTGGTAAAAGAGAAGTTACTCTTACTCCAATTAAGTTCTTAGGTGGTCTTAAATCAACTATTAAAGGTAGAGGTAAGTTTAATGAAGATTCTGCTAAGAAATGGTTATTTGATAAGTTAGGTATAGATAGCGATCAGATATTAGTAACAGACCAAATGATTAAGTTTGGAGCTAATGAAGAGGCGTACGGTTTGTTCAGTGTAGTAATGGATGCACTTTCTAACGAATTAATACCTCGTATATCTTTATCTAGACAATCTGGTGCAGGTGTAGAATATCACGAAGCATTCCACTATGTGACTCAAATGCTATTGAGTGAACAATAGAGAACTAAGTTATATCAAGAATATTCTAAATCTAAAAGAAGTGCTAGAAATCTTACTCAAGATGAAGCAGAGGAAGCGCTTGCTGAAGAATTCCGTAATTACGCTAAGGATCAAAACGGTAAAGGTTTATTATATAATGTCATTAGAATCTTTAAGAAGATATATAATACCTTGTACTTCTGGAATTCTCACAGAAATATAATCAGAGCTTTTTTCAAGAGTATAAATGACGGTTAGTTTAAGGATTATAAAGCCTCTAAGCAAGCATTAGAAGATTTCTATAGCCGTAAACCAGAAGGTTTATCTTATTATATACCTGGTTTATCAAAGGAAGAAGAAGCTAAATTACCTCATATAACTGATCCAGATGTATTCTATCATGCTGTTAATTCTCTTACTAGTGGAGCGTTATCTATATTTAATATTAGAACCATAGAGGATGTTCATAATCTTAATACTTCTTTGTTATTTGACAGATTACAGTAGAATATAGACTTTGGTTGGATATCTGACGAATATGTAGATATTGCTCAGGATATAGTAAATAACAAAGATATATTTACTAGATATGTTCGTAAGAAGATAGAACAATTAGGAATTAGAGAAGTAGAAAAAGTAGATAATGAGGAAGAGTCTAGATTAAAAGTAGAGACTGGTGAACAATCTGAAAACAATTGGGATAAGAATCAAGGTGAAGTAAGTAAGAAAGATAACGTTAGCTTTAGAGCTAAACTGTTCTTCTACTCTATACCTAAGTATGAATACCAATTTGTTGAAGATGAAGAAACCGGCGTTATTACTAAAGAATTATTTCCTGTACATGATGATATGTTCCAACTTCCTGTAACTGAAGATTTCAATTTTGTATGGAATCAGATTATGGAGAACTTATGGGATATAGATAAGTATCAGGATATAATAGATAGAAGTGCTAATTTAGGTAATACTATTCCTTTCTTTAAATCTTTATATGATATTCTTACTTCGGAAGAAGCACCTATATCTGACAATACTAAAACTTAGTTAGAGATAACTATAAAGAGTTCTAAAGTACAGTTAGACACTATTACTACTAAACATCCTAAAGTAAATACAAGAGGTAAGTCTGAAGATGAAATAGCTAGTGAAATACAATCTAGCTTAAGTAAATTTAATTGGGTTGTAGAAGATAGTGATAATTTACGTAAAGTAGGTAGACTTCCTGCTAGATGGTCAGGTATGTTCTTCGCATCTGATGCTATAGACAGAACAGATAGCGGTAGACCTTTCATCAAACCAGAGTTTGCTAAATTCTTAAAAGACAGAAGAGGTAAATTAAGTTCTACTTTTAAAATAGTAAGTGATAGAATAAAGAAAGGTAAACCAGTAGATGATACTAAGATATAGGAAATAAAGGACACTTTATTGGATGTATTTAATGCTTTATCTATTCCTATGGATAACTTAGCATTAGATTATATGCTTAATAACTTCTATATTGGAACTACTGAATTTGATAAATTATATAATTTCTGGAAAGGCACTGGAGCTGGTAAAACAGAGAGATTTAATGAAGGTACTTTAGCTACTTTGATTAAATTAGCTGAAACTAAAGATATAGGTGTAAAATCTACATCAGGTGGTGGATACTCTAGAACTTTGGATAGAATGTTTACATTTGGTAGAAATTCTAATAGTTAGATAGCTGTAATGGCAATATCTTACGGTAAGGTTCATCCTTCTCCTCAAGAATTTAGTGTTGTTGGAGCAGATGGTGCATTGATTTATCCCATTAGTGAAAATAACTATATGACAGACCAAGTGCGTAACATTAATCAAGATGCTAATGGTAAGAAACAATAGATATTAAGTACTCCATTCTCTGCGCATAGCTTGATAGCTAATGCTAAGAATACTAAATTTAAATTGCATACTTTCTTAGCACTGAATATAGATGAATCTAGTAGAGATTATTTCGGTATTACTCCTGTTGAAGATTATATTGCTAAGCTTACTCTTACTTTTAATGATAGAATGATATTGCCCACTATGTCTGATAAAAAGACTTGGTATAGTATATCAGGCATCAAAATGGTAAAGGATGTTCTTACTAGTAAATATATTGATGAAGGAGAAGCTAATTATGCAGCTATTATTGGAGAAGATTTAACAGCTGAAAATTCTACTTATATAGGAGAAAGAAGATTTAGTCAAGGTACTCTTAATATATTTGCTAATTACTGGTTAGATGAGTTTAATGCGGTATGGGATTATTTCTAGAAAAAAGACTATATTGCACAACATCCTACTTTAAGAGTAGACAATTACCACGGTAAGATTAAAAATGGTAAGATGGATCATACTGGAAATGGAGGTAGATTCAGATACTTTACTAGACTGAGACTTGGTGAAGATGTTTTAAATGTCAATCAAGAATTAGCAAGATTAGAACAAT